TACATGCCGTATTCCATTTCTAGGAATATTGGAATAATGGAGCCATTAGGGAATTTTGATTGCCGGATGTAACCCGTTACCATGCGCGGCCCTTTGCGAAGCGATGCGATCGACTTCTGAATAAAATCAGCCTGGGCGCTGGCGTTTCCGGTTGTGTACTCACGCTCAAACATTTTCGTGAATTCACCATCAATGCCATGGCCGAAGATCTCGATGTTGGTTTTCAGTCCAAGTGAACTGCGCGTGCGGTAGACAACATATCCTGCATCGCGAGCATCATCAAGCGCCTTGCGCAACTTTTCGTGTCTCATGGTTTCATATTCTCCGCGTATGAAATATACAACGTGATTTTCGCTTCGCCAACAACGTAAGCGGCCCCATACTCAAGCATGTTCACCAGGTCATTGCGGCCCATATTAGTTTGCACTGGCTTCCCATTCTCAATGCGGTAACACGGCAGATCTGAGAATCGGCTTTCCGGGTATGCGTAATCAGATCCGGTGTAGCGGTTGCGGATAACTATCATTTTATCGCTCATGGTTTCACCCCAGCTTCTTTAAATTTACCTTGATATTCGTCATATCCCCACATCACACGGAGTTCACGATTGTACTCACCGCTCAACTTTTCCATTTCGTTCATGAGCGGGTAATACTGCGCCAGTGTACGGCGAGGATTTTCCAGCTTATGACGCACCGCCGCGATCTTCTCCTGTAATTCGATTACTACGTTGCGTTGCTCCTGGTAAGTTCTCATTGTGATTGCTCCGTGATTGGTTGATGCGATAACTATACGCGATCCCAACCAGCGAGTTTTAGCAAAACGTGCTATTCCTGCGATTGTCGATTATTCCATCAATTTGGAATAGTGGAATAGTTGGTGATTGTACTCAATCACGATCTGATTAATCTAAATCAATCATGAGCGATTATCGTCGTTTCGTTTTCTGCAATGTGAATGTGATGTGTTGTGTGATGTGCAACGAATTGCATTAATGCATGCACTATGCACATAAATTGCCGTTCGAATCCTGCCGCAAAGGTATGTGTGTTTCGCCCACACTTAGTACGTTTGGGAATGTGTGGGTGGATTAATCTTACCGGAATTCCGCGCAAAAAATGACCAATATAATCCCATAATAGATAGATAAGTATATGATATACATACATATTATTATTATTACTCTCTCTATATATATTTGTTTGGTAAGATTTCTCCGGGATGGTTATGTACTATCTCTTGCGATAGCCATAACTTTTAGATGTTCCGCCGCGCGATATATATAAATGGGTATATAGGGGGTGCTCACTAATCTTACCACACACGCGAAAACCCTTTGACGGCAAGGCCTGGAGCCAGTAAGATAGCCTTACGAAACACACACAAACGCCGTAAATGTGGGGGAAACACATGCAATATAAAGGTTATGAGTTCGAAGAAGTCGATGTGTCCGAGTGGATGCAGTACGACGCAGAAAAACAAGCCGCTTACCATGAATGGCTACAGTCGATCACGTTTGGCGATGCCGATAAAGTCGAGCGGAGCCAGGTAGCCGCGAAGAATGAAGGCGAATTCACTGGCAATCGTTCATCCGAGATCCGACGCATGTTCCTGGATGGCGGGCGACGTATCCAGATGACGGCGGAGGAGTTCGCGGAAAAGTTCGGAGTGTATCCGGTTGACAACCATTTCCGTAGACCGTTGCTAAAACTTCTGGAACCAGGTGAAGTCTTGCGCGTAAGCCTGGGTGCCGGGTTAATCGTCGTGTTTACTGAGTTCGACGGTAAGGCGGGCGGGAACCTGGAGGCGGAGGCACATAAGCAGCAGGGCGTTCACTCTGAGCGGGAAAGATGTTTAGCGATCGTTGATGAAGTGATGCCAAAAGGCTTGCTGTACAACGGTTATACAATGGCACTGAAAGCCAAAATCAAAGGAGAGTAATCATGAAACTATATCCAGACCAAAACGACCAGGCAGCACCGATGCGCCTAAGTGATGCGCCAATCGACGCGCAAGACGTTATCGCAGCCATTGCCAATGCATCACAAGCCGAATTTCCGAGCGCTTTAGAATGCGTTACAGGTGACTTGCTTTTGATGGCATTTCTTCCAAATTCTGAATCATACATCCAGCACGTTACCGAAACGGGCCAGGCGGTGACAAAACCGGAATTCATCGGAGCGCCAAACGTCCTGGAAATGATGACCGACGAAGCAGATAACATCGTTAGCCTTGATTATCCGCAATAGCACTTTTTGTTAAAACCCGGTCATAGCGATCGGGTATTATCTTCCCATCAACAACGAACGGGGATTTACCAATGTCACACGTCACTAACCAGAAAGCTATTGATGCAACCAACTCAGAGAAGTACGCCATTTTCATCACGAAACTAAACAACCGCTATGCAGTTAGGGCAATCCCTGGTGGTTATGCGTCATACCTTGAGACTAATCGCGGATGGTGGCGCGTTGACAATGTGGCTAACTTCCTGGTGTGGAATGGAGAATTCCAGGGTTATGACGATATCAGTTCTTTAATTGAGGAATAACAATGCCTAAATTCTCACCAACAATCAAAATGCGCAAGTTCGCCGGGATTCAGATCCCACACGCAGCAACAAAGGCGGTTCGCGGCAGAGCAAGCGGCGTATACTTTCACTGGCGCGGTCAATGGAACTTTATTGCTATTCGCGGATTCTATGTCACGTGCCACGGCGTTGATATTGACGACCATCGCGGCGCTAACGAGATTCACGAATTCAAATAGCACTTTTTGTTAAAACGCGATCGGGGCGACTTGATATAGTTACCCCATCGAAACGAAAAACCCGGAGCACAAAATGAAATCTCGCGAATATCTTAACACCATTAACGGCCTGATTTACTGGCTTGAAAGCGACGCAGTAATGATGCGCCAGCGCGGTAGCAACGTGGTTAAGAAGTCAAACATGGATGCGGCGACCTTCTTTGTGCTTGTTGGGGATGGAACGCTTAAACTCATTGAGGATAGCCAATCATGAAACAATTCACCATGCAGGAACTTATCGACTTTGTAGCATCCATTGACAGCAGCAATGCGATCGGAACAGTCAAAAGCGCCATTGAAGGCGGTGCTACTCACATTGCCGTTGATGGTAACGGCGACGTGTTCGCGTACAAGATGCGCCCGCGTCATTGCGATCCTGATTCGTATGATAGTGATGGCTACCTAGGCGAGTGGCTACGCGGCGCGGAGGAGTTCGGCGACGTGGCTAAAACCGTTTGCTACCTGGGCAACACTGGCAAAGAGCATCCAGACTGGCACGAACTTTGTTACAAGATCCCGCGTCAATAGCACTTATTGCTAAAACTCAATCTGGGTGATGCGCTATCATTACCCCATCGAAACAAAGGGGAAATCACAATGCAACAATTCAAATCACGCGGCAAGATCTACAACTTGCCAGATAATGCAACTCATGCCGCGCCTGGTGTGGTGTTGGGGTTGTATTTCAAGCAAGGCGATAAATGGTTCTACATTGGTGATTGTCAGGGAAATGTACGCCCAATGCAGATCGGAGAGAATCGCGGATTCTACGATCGTGATATTGTAGAGCTAAAGCCGAAGCGTAACCCTTTCGCATTCTGGAACAAAATCAAAGGGGCTATTTTCAAATGAATCAATTTGAATTCCTGGCGCGGGCGCATCGTGCGCTTGCAATGTACGCATTCAGGCTGGATATGAAAATTATCAGCATTGAAGTTGAATTCCAACACATTAGCATTTCTGGCTATGTTGGCGGTGCGTGTCACGTTACGAAATTCAGTTTTGCGTCACTGGCTCACCTTGAGCGCGAGGCGTTAGGCTTCTAAATAGCACGAATTGCTAAACATACACGGCGCGAGTCGGGTATATTCATATCACGCCAACAAAATAGGGAATCACCATGAAAGCTCAAACTTTACTCGACATTGTTAACCGCAATAACCAGGATTTCATTGTGTGGGATGATATCACCATTGCACAACTGAAACTATCGGGCATCACGCACATAACGGTCGAGGCTGACGGATCAGTCTTCACCTGGGAGGGAAAACAGCGCCCCTTGGCATATTGGGCGCACAATTGCGGCAAGACAATCAACGCCGGATTCCTTAGCGCACTGTCAAGCAAGCATCACGGCGAGCGAGATTGCAGACTTGGCGGCATTATCGGAAGCATCGGATACTATCCTGTTAACTGGCATCGCATGGTTTACGCGGTAAAATAGCACGAATAGCTAAAACGCGATCGGGGTAAGCTGTTATAGTTACCCAACACCAGCAAACGAGGCCATCACAATGAAGTACGAACACGCAATGCCTTTGCTACTTGCTTTGAACGTAATCCTTTTAATCACTCTCGCATTCTGCGTATTTGGAGCTTAATAATGAATCACGAAATCAAATCCGGCGATCTGGTAATTGCCACCATCACGCAGCGCCATGTCGTGGCGTTTCAGGTCAACATTCCTGGTGCTAACGATGTGGAAACCTTATACGTGCCAGTGTGGGCTAATACTGTTGCCATTGATGAAGATGGAGCGATCTGGGCTTATGAGTCAACCGCTGAAGATGTGCAAATTCTGTACGACAATGAGCTTTCTTGGGTTGATTGCGGGAAGGTAGAGGCGAACATGGAGCAAATCGGGTGTATGGCTAGCGTCGCTGACTGGAAAGAAACGAAAGTTGACTTGCGCGGCCTGAAATAGCACTTTTTGTTAAATGCCCGGTCAAGGTATCGGGCATAATTACCACATACCAAACAATGGAGAGTTATCATGAAACAGACCATCAAAAACGCAGTTGTCGCAATCGTCGGAACCAACTTCGAAGGCAAGAGAAGCCGCATTCACCTTTTGCACGTTGGCAATGATGGTGAAATGCGTGGTGCATTCTACTACGGAGAGCGCGGCGAGCGCCTTCACAGTGACAAGCATTCTTTTCGACGCCTAACCATTTTCCGAGAAGATCGGACGCATCAAGAATGGAATACAGAATACCATTGCGAAGGCTTGATTGTAGAATCGTTCGTTGCCGATCCGATGAAACTTACTACCCGCGATTACAAGCGCATGGCGCGTAAGGCGCACAAACTAATGAAGCGCACGCCAGAAAATCACGTATGGCACATTTTCGCAAATCAACTTTGAGGTGATGCATGATACGTCTATCAGACTTCGATCGCCACTGCTTAACCGGGCAATTCGGTGAAGCACCAGTGATGTGTAAGATTGTGAAGATGAATGGAGGATTCACCAATCGTATAGATAACCTTCGCAGCCTTGCGATCCGCAATCGTCTTTACGTTCAGGTTGATGATAGCGTATTAGCGCGGCAAGTTAAGTTTGAATTTGGCGTTGGCTTTTACTATCAAGTAACCAGAAATAAAACTGTTATCAGAAGTTCAGACGTAATAAAGTTCGGATACGTTTGGACTAACGGAATCTACTAATGGAAATTGTAAAAGTAATTTGCACGCATGCTGGCTATGCGCCGCTATCGACTTTCTTCACCGTGGGCCAGGAGTACAACGCCAGGTTTGGCCCCGGCCTTGATGATGTGTGGATTTTGCAGGATGACGAATCCACCACGGAAGAAGGCGAGTTTTGGTTGGCGTGCCGAATGCCTGACGAAAAGATCGCGATGTACTTCAATCGCCCTTACGAAAACAATGTTTTATTTGAGGTAAAAGTATGAAAGTAAGTAAAAAGAAAATGGCCATGTATTGGGCTTTCTTCCTGGTTGGCCTTGGCCTTCACAACTATGCAGGGTGGGAAGCGATCGGCATGTTGTGCGCCATCATCGGCGTTAGCCGCCTGTCAGAAATTAGCGGCTTCCGCCGTGGTCATCGCGCGGCGTTTAGCGGCGATAAAGAATAGCACTTTTTGTTAAAACTGCCGTAACGTCATTTGGTAAAGTGGCGTTACTGAAGCGAAACAAACCAATCAGGAGTTACCGCAATGAATGACCAAATCATAGACCTGTTAAGCATGCTGGCTGAGGATAACTGCGCCGTTATCGAGCTTGACGATGGAACCGAACTTCAAATCGAAGTGCCAAATATTCAATTCTCTGTATCTGGCGGAGAGCATTCAGCACGCGCTACCGTTACGGATCTTGATTACGCCACTCACTTACTCTGCAATCATGAGATCGAGGATATCCGCTAATGAACACTGTCAAATTAATGGTAGTAAACGCAACACAAGAAAAAGATCGAAAATACGTTGGTGAAACTTTTAGCGCAATTAAGGCTTGGCCTTTCAGTGGTAACGATCATGAAATTATAACAGGAAGCCTAAAGGGATACGTAGTCAACCCGATCGATATTGACGAAGATCTGACAATTCGTGTTGGGTCTGGCCAGGATGACATTTTATTTCACCTTCGCAAAGTATCGAAGGCATCGCCGCGCAAATTACTGGTTCGAGCAATGAAGCGAATCGCGAAGGAGCGCGGTTACACTAACGCATACATTCGCAAGTTCGGAACGTTCGCTGGTGTTGGCGATTGGGCTAGAGCCTGGGCGGATTGGTACTTCGATAAGTACGGGGAATTCAATTCTGTTTATGTGGATTGGATGCACGACACGGAACACGATCCAGTTAATGGCGACGAATGGCGAGATTTTATTGAGTCTGAATTAGACGCGCTTTAATAGCACTAATTGCTAAAACATCCTTCCGGGGATGGTTCATACTATCCCCACACCAAACAAAGAGGAAATATCATGAACAACTGCAAATTCATCCTGATCCCGTCTGCTGATTCTGTACCTGGTACTAACGCAAGATTCACCAAAGGCAATCGCTATGATGGTGAGCCTTGCAACCAATATTCATCAACTATGCTTTACCGCATCATTGATGATAACGGAAAGGCATACGTAGTTAACCCGAAAGGTTCATCCTATATCGGCGGCAATCACTTTAGCGTTGAAGTTCAGTTCAACAACATTTGCGCGCGCGGCGGCTTAACGGCTGGTGGTTATGTACACAAAAAATCAGGAGATGCTATTTTCGGTGCCGCCAATATTGGTGGTGCTAAGATTTCCGCTAGCGAATTCAAAATCGAGCCGACAGTCAAAGTATGCAGTAATTTAAATGATGATATCGACAATCTGTTAAAGCAAATGGTTCGCGGCGGGTTCGGTTGGGCCGATCGGCAAAATGAAGTCTGATAACTTTATGCGCGAACCGTTCTCACGGATTGCAGAGCTTGAAAAGCAAGTTGATTCCCTGACTGGTGAGCTTAACGCGGCCCACAATACGATCGCAAAAGTTCGCGAAATCATGCGAAGCGAGCCGGGTTACGATATCCAGGATCACGCGCGAGTGTTGCGCATGATGGCTGACGCATTGCTCAAACTTCAGAAATAGCACTTTTTGCTAAACCTTCCGCAAGGCCATTTGTTATAGTGGCCTTATTGAAGCAAACCAATCAGGAGCTAACAAGATGCAAATTCCTTACCCGTCCAAAACTGAAAAATTCTTGGGCCTTGTCGTTGTTGAAATCATTAACCCGAACATTCGCAACGCTGAAGATGAACCAACGTTAGCGGAGTGGGCTGGAATCAAAGAAGGTGATCGCTTCACTTGCGAGGCATACGGAAGCGGGTATCTTTGGGCGCAAGCTGGAAAACATTACGAATCTGAGGAATTCGGCGAGGTTAAGCCGTCCGACTGGTTCGAACTTAACGAAGGTGAATATAAGGTGATCGAAGAATGAACAACAAAATTTGGGTGCTTACTTATACCATCGGAACTAACCAAGGGCGCAAGGAGCGCCGCCTTACCTGCGACACCAAAGAGCAAGCGTTAATGCAACAAGCCGTTTTGGGTGGCGAGGTTGTCGAGTATATCCGAAAGCCGGAATCGTTTAAGGTTAATTGGCCCGAAGATATGGATGTTGACGGCGTGTTAGAAGATATGCGCAAGATGCAAAGCGATCCTAAGTTGTGGCGCGATTTGTATTGTGTTCAGGTCGAGCCGGAAGTAAAAGCAGATCCTTTCTATTTAGTCAGGAAACAGCATGCGGAATGGTCTGATCGCCAGTTTGGCAGCGTTGGCCCAATCGGCCCGCTTAAGCATCTGGCAAAAGAGGCGATGGAAGCGGCTGAAGCGCCGGATGACATTAGCGAGTTCGCTGATATTATCATGTTAGTTTGGGACGCAACGCGCCGCGCCGGGATCTCAGATTATCAGTTAGCCGAAGCGGTAGCGGAAAAGCTGGAGCGAAACAAGCGCCGCACATGGGGAAGCGTTACGGATGGCGAACCTTGCCACCACTTGAAAAAATAACGAAATCATATACCATTTAAAGCGCCTGTAATCGATTCTAGCTGGCGCAAATTTAACGAAGGTGATTCTATGTCTGAGTATTCGAAAGTTGAAGATATGCCGATAGGCGCAACCATAACGGGAATAAGCATGAGCGAGTCGGTCGATGTTGTTACGCCGCTTGCATTCCCGGTGACGCAAGTCGAAACGGATAGCGAAAAAGGTTTCATTTTCATCTATAAAAATTTCAACGGCCCGTTACGCGCTGAAGTATTCATTTCTCGCGGCACCTGGGTAGAGTGGGAGAAGGCTTAAATGTTTGGATTGAACGAAGCGCAGTACAACGCAGTGAAGCGCGTGGCAAAGCGCATGACCACGGAAACGAAAGACGCCATCAAGAAAGACAAAAAGACTTACGATCAGATCGCCGCTAAGATGATTGATAAGCATTGGTCGGAAGTAAACACGCTTGTTACTCGTGGTCAATTTATCTGGCTGGCTGGATACCTGGAAGGGCGATTTGGTCGCAAAGATGGAGAGTATGAGTAATGGCTATCAAAAAAGGTGATGTGATTACGGCGCATGGTTCAAGCGATCAGTTTACAGCCGGGTGCGATTATGAGGTTGTTGGCACCAGTCGGGGCAATCCGCAAGTTTACGACGATAAAGGCGAAAAGGTTGTTGTACAAATTCCGTTCGATGAATTGCGCGGAATCTCGTTTAAGGTCAAAAAGTAAGCGAACGAATCAACCGCCTATTGACGCATTCACGCTGACCGGGTATCTTGAACTACGTAGACACAAGAGGCGGTAAATATCCGCAAGTCTCGCCCCGCTTAGTGGCTTTTACAAAGGAGTTATGATGCAGTACAAGATCATGCTCACGGCAAGGAAAATGGGTGGCTTTTGCAAGTCCTGCATTCAAGAGTTCAATATGACTATTGAGGCGAACGATACCGCCGACGCGGTAGAGAAAGCAAAAAAACAATCCGGCGTTAATCTGGATACTCACAAAATCAACATCAACTATGTAAGGGAAGTAAAGCAATGGTAACTATGATTGTTGCGTTAATCATGCTGGTTATAGGCTTTTACGCCGGAACCTTCCACCTTATTGAGCGACTATCAAAGCGCGTGCATGAAGGTACGTTTGCCGCGATGTTGTATAATAAGAAAACCAAACGTTGGGAACGAATCGGCGATCCGGGCGGTATCGCAAAACGCATAGAGTTTTCGCCGCTTCCGTATACTGATTGTGAACCATTTGCATCACTTCAGAAATTGCTGAAACGGCGCAACAAACTGATATAACCACATAACCCGCTTCGGCGGGTTTTTTTGTGCCTGTAATCTGGTATACTCGCAACTCAACATAGAAGGAGGGTTTACAATGTCTGAAGAACGCAAAAAGCGCGTAACGAAATCGCACTTTGAAGGCAACTTCAAAGCACTGTATGAAAAAGAGTTTGGCGTAATCCTTGGGCGCACTGCCGAAATGACGCCGGAACAGTTTTTCGAGATCGCAAAGCGCTATTTCCAATGGGCCGAAGAAAACGCAATCAAGGCGGCGGAAACGGCAACGTTTCAAGGTGACGTTAACGAGTGGGGAGTAAACAAGCCTCGCATCTTTACGATCACAGGATTGAGCCTGTATTGTGGCGTGAACCAATCAACGCTCGGACGCTATCGCCACGATCCGAACTACGCGCCAGTGATGGATTTTATCGACTCCGTAATCTATGAGCAGAAATTCCAGCTTGCCGCCGTTGGCATGATTAACGCGTCGTTTGTTGGTAAGGAAATGGGAATCGATAAGCCGCCAGTATTAAACATTGATGCGGTCGCGGGCGATAAAAACGAAATGACCGAAGAAGTGTTAGAGAAGGCTGTTAATAATATCCTGGGTAAGCTGTAAGGGCCGATCATGAACGATGAAATGATTATTTGGGAAGACCTGCCGCCAGCCGATAAGCTGGCAATCAAGGCGCTAAGTACGCGTAACTTTTCGCTATTCCTTAAGATCTGGTTTCAGATCATCCAGGGTGAAAAACTTATGTGGAACTGGCATCACTCTTACTTTTGCCACACGGTTGATGAAATCATCGCCGGGAAGCGCAAAAGCACGATCGTTAACGTTGCGCCAGGTTCCACTAAGACGGAAGCGTTTTCCATCCACCTTGCGCCGTATGCATATCTTAAGTGTCGAAAGGTTCGAAACCTTCAGATCTCACAGGGTGACGCGCTTTCTAAAGGCAACTCGGATCGCGTAATCAAGATCTTTTCGTCTAACGAGTGGCAAGAGCTATGGCCTTCGAGGTTCGGGCGTAAACAGATCGATGAATTCCAGGTGATGGACGATAACGATCGCGTAAGGCTTGAAATGGTTTCCCGATCTTCTGGTGGTCAAATCGTCGGTAAACGCGGCGGTTACATGACGCCGGGGTTTAGCGGCCTAATCGCGCTTGATGATATCGATAAGCCTGATGATATGTTCTCAAAGGTAAAGCGTGAAAAAAACCACGTGCTTTTAAAGAACACAATCCGATCCCGTCGAGCGAAGAAGAAGAAAGGAGACGAAACGCCGATCCTATCTGTACAGCAGAGATTGCATGCGCAAGACGCAACCTGGTTTATGATGAATGGCGGTATGGCTATCGACTTCGATCGCATCGTAATTCCGGCGATGGTAACGCGTGAATATGGAGAATCACTTCCTGATTGGTTGCGTCCTGAGTTTGAACGCGATGTGCTTTCCGGGCCTTCGGTCATCATTGACGGCGTAGAATACTGGTCATTTTGGGAGGAGAACGAATCGATCGAAAACCTAGTTGCGCTACGCGAAGCCGATCTCTATACGTTCCTTTCGCAGTATCAGCAGGAGCCGATCGCGTTGGGGGGCAACGTGTTTAAGTCGGAATGGTGGCGTTATTACGGCGACACTGACAAAGCGCATGAGCCGCGCCCGGATAAGTTCGAATACACGTTCATCACGGCGGATACCGCGCAGAAAACCAAAGATCTAAACGACTACTCTGTTATGTGCTATTGGGGTAAGTATCGCGATCGCGTTTACTTCATTGATGGCATTCGCGGGAAGTGGGAAGCGCCAGATCTCCGCGTGCAAGCTGAAGCATTTATCAAGCAGTGTTGGCGGCGAAACAAAGAGTGCGGCAACCTTCGCCGGATTTACATTGAGGATAAAGCGAGCGGTACGGGCCTTATTCAAGACTTAACGAAGGCGGTTAACGGCATGGGTGAAATCGTCCCGGTACAGCGTGACAAAGACAAAGTTACCCGCGCTATGGATGCGCAACCAATCATCAAAGGCGGGCGCGTTGTTCTACCAGACAATCATCCGTTCGTTGCAGAGCTTGAGGCGGAAATGAGCGCATTTACATACGACGATTCTCACCCGCACGATGATATTTGTGATAACGTGTTTGATGCCGCCAACCTGGAAATGAACATGAGCGACGATCCGGTAGAGAGAATGAAGCGCCTCGCTGGATTGAAAAAGCTGGGCCGATAATACATAATGTGGGCTTAACGGCCCACACTCAAACAAGGTTAAAATATGAACAATATTAAGATGGATGATTACAATCAGATCTTCAATGGTGGCGCTGGTTATGCGTCAACCGTTGCGACGATTGCAGCGAAGTTCGGAACAATGTCACAGGTTGAGGAGTTCTATCACGAAAACGGCATGGCGAAAAAAATCGTTGACGTGATTCCAGAAGAAATGGTGTCGCCAGGATTCCAGCTAAACGGCATTTCTGATAACACGAAATTCCAATCAGAATGGGACGGTTTAAAGCTGGAGCCACAAATCACCGACGCTCTTTGTTGGGCGCGGCTGTATGGCGGTTCCTATGTGCTGGCGATGGTTAACGATGGTCGCGCTTTGACTTCCCCGGCGAAACGCGGTAAGCCGCTGGAATCTATCGTTGTTTACGATCATGATTCCGTATCCGTTGCTGAGGAAGAAACGAGCACGCGAAATTCTCGCTTCGGAAAGCCTAAAGTTTATGAGGTAAAGCCAATTAACGGCGGCGATCCTTTCCGCGTGCATTATACCCGCATGCACTACATCGACGGCGAGCGCGTAACCAACAAGGTACGCAAACTTAATCGCGGCGCTGGCGGTTCGGTGCTGAATAAATCAATGATTGAGGCTATCCTTGATTATGATTATTCGGAATACCTTGCAACGCAATTGCTGAAGCGTAAACAGCAAGGCGTATGGAAGGCCAAAGGGCTTGCGCTAATCTGCGATGATAAAGAAGGTGAATACGCGGCCCGGTTGCGCATGGCGCAGGTTGACGCAAATTCCGGCGTAGGTAACACGATCGGCATTGATGCAACCGATGAAGAATACACCGTTATCAACTCCGATATTTCAGGCATCCCGGAATTCTTATCTTCAAAGATGGATCGCATTGTTGCGTTATCTGGCATTCATGAAATCGTGCTGAAGAACAAAAATACGGGCGGCGTTAGCGCAAGCCAGAACACGGCGTTGCAGACGTTTTATAAGTTGGTAGACCGCAAGCGCAACGACGATTACAAGCCGCTGTTAGAATTCCTTTTACAGTTTATCGTAACTGAAGAAGAATTTAGCGTTGAGTTCGAACCGCTATCACTGCCTACCGATGCAGAGAAGGCCGATATCTTTAAGAAGAACGCCGAAGCCGCACGCGGCCTTGTAACGGATCAGGTCATTGACGCCAACGAAGCGCGCGATACTCTATCCGCGATGGTTCCAGAACTGAAGTTAAAAGGCAAAGCGCCGGAACAGAAAAAGCTACCGGATCGCACGCCTGGTTCAAGCAAGACCAAAACGCAGAGCACGCAGATCCTAAACAACACGGAGGAAGGTAATGAAAGTTAACGGCAGAATCCCAAACTGGCGTTATCCTGAAGCAAGCGAGCGGGAATTGTCCCGCTCTATGCAGGATGCAACAACCGATCTTGTAGTTGAAATGCGGGATCGGTTAGACCGCCTGAAATTTGACGCCACGGCGGAAGAAATTAGCCAGGCTGAAGACGATATCAGCGAAGCGGCTATTGCATTCTTTGCCGCCGTAATCGCGGCGCTTGCTTCCATCGGATTGACGGTATACCGCTTCAACTCTAAACAGTGGTTAGCCATTGCTCTTGCGGTTGGCGGGCGTGATGACGAATCAGTTATGCGGTTGAAAGAATTTGGCGCTGGTGGCTATGAGGAATGGTATCAAGAGGCGTTAAGGAAGTGGGAAGATACCGCCGAAGCGTCAATCCAGAAACTAGCAAGCGATATTGTCGCTGACTGGACAACGAAAGTTAGAACCGCCAACAACATTGGAAAGACTCGCGATCAGATTGATGAAATCATCGAAGGCAGATACGCGATCTATGGTAGCTGGTCACGCAACCGGGCAAGCGGAATCATCGGAACTTTTAACAGTATGTTGATGATGCAGCGCCTAAAAGATGCTAAAGTATCGCATTACTTTTGGTTCGGAATGATGGACGATCGCGAGCGCGAAAGCCACATTAAACTAGAGGGTAAGCGCCGCCGCGTTAATGGTGAAGGTATCTTCCCAGGTGAGGAGTACGGTTGCCGATGCTGGGCGGTTCCAGATTTTAATAACGTAGAGGAATTATAATGAAAAGAGTACAAAGATTCGACACGGTAAAGGTAAAGGCCCGATTTGATGAAAACGGCTTTTTGGTTGATACTCCGATCGTGGCGCGTATCGGTGCGCAAACTTACCAGACTCCAAACGGCCCGCGCGTTGAGTTTCGCCCGCGATCAGAAGTGTTTGATTCTGAATCGCTGGCGTCATACCAGGGTAAGCCGATCACCTTAGGTCACAAGATGGTTAACTCCAAAAACGCTAAAGGCCTGGTGGTTGGTTCATGCTCCGGCGAAGGTAAAGAGGATGGGATCGGCGTGCTTGTTCCGGTTATGATTTACGATGGTGAATCGATCGAACAGGCCAAGAAGCGCGTGGCGGCTGAATTGTCAGTTGGTTACACTTCGGTTGATATCGATCGGAAAGGCTGGGGTAATAACGTCACTGGTGAATATTACTTCGATGAAGATCTGCCGGAAAACTTCGAAGAAATGAAAAACGATTCCGTCTCTGATTGGGTGCGCTTTGATGCGGTGCAAACTAAAATCCGCGTTAACCATGTGGCGCTTGTTTTTCGTGGGCGTGCGGGAATTGCGAAATTAAACCTTGATAGTGAGCAAGAATTTCCCTATGATGACGACTCAAACCACAAAGGAGTAAAAACGATGATTATCAAAATTGACGGCGTAGACGTCGAAGTAGCCGATAATGTAGGCGCTCACATTGCTAAACTTGATGCGCAGATCGCAACAACCACCAGTCAGGTAACGAGCATTACCGCAGAGCGTGACGCGCTTCAAACCAAAGTTGACGGCATCGAAGATGAAGTGACCGCCCGCGTTGCTAAAATCAAAGCCGACGAAGAAGCGAAACAGAAAGTTGTTGCGGTAGTCTCCGCCGCTGGCATTAAGTGCGATGGCCTGGATGTTAAAGCAATGAAAGTTGCTTACATCAAAGAAGCGGATGGGCGCGATCTGTCAGATAAAGAAGATTCATACATTGATGCTTCTTTTGACTTTATCTCCAACTCTGATAAGATGGCTGGCAATCGCGCTAAAGTCTTCGGTAAAAAAGAAGACGGCGAGCAGGAAAACAAAGACGGCGCACCGAAACTTGACGGCACCGATATTATCGACCCGCAAGCGAAGTTTCGCCGCTAATAATTCGCGGCCTTCGGGCCGCTACCAGATCGAATAAACAGGAGATTCAAAAATGGCACAAATTCCAGCTTCTTATTCCCGCAAACGCGGTAAATGCATTCCGGGCCAGATCGCCGACACTTCGGCTTACAACATCGACGGAACTTGCGTAGCTGATAAAGATATCCCTACTGGCGTTTTCGTCGCATCCACTGGTGAAGTTGTCGAAGGTCACAAGGTGATCACTCAAACCATTGACGCAGAAAATCCAAACCTGGTTGGTGTGACAATCCATTCTCATGCGTACTCGCCGGAATGGAAATACGACGAAGCGAGCGCAGCAAACGTAATGACCGCCGGTCGTGTTTGGGTTCGCGCTGATGATGCTTTCCCGGACGCTGACGGCGTTAAATTTAATCAGCAGGTGTTTATTAACACTTCCGGTTATGTTGTCGCTTCCGGCGCTTCCGGCGCAATCGGCACTATCTTTACCACTTGCGGCGAGTTTGAAAAATTCGACGATATCAAGTTGATTAAAGTACAGTTGACTCAAGGTCAATTCCAGCTTCCAGCCGCTGGCGGTGGCGCATAAAAACTAAGGGGCTTCGGCCCCTTTTTCATACCATAAAAAAACCTTTGACCGTTTAGCAATTCGTGATATTCTTCATTTCGTTAAGTCAAAACAAACAAACAGGAGTTTTTAACATGACTATGAAATTAGATGCATTTGAACAGAATGCAATTAAACTCGCGATGCAGGGTATGGGCGTAGACGCCGCGAAACTTGATGCGCATGGAATTTGGACTGTTAAGCAGATGACTCAGTTACTGAATCGCCAGTATGAGCAAGCATATCCGCAAACCAGTGCGCTCGAACTTTTCCCGGTTACTACTGAAATTTCGCCGACTGCCCGCCGCTTTGAATGGCTTGAATTCGATGGCGTGACTTCTGCAAAAATCATCGCCGATTATACCGATGACCTGCCGACCGTTGAAGCGATGGCGGAAGAAAAATCCGGTAAAGTTTTCCGCCTGGGTAACGCGTGGTTTATCTCCATCGACGAAATCAAAACTGGCGCGGCGCTGGGTTCCAGCCTGAGCGATCGCAAAGCAACGCTGGCGCGTGAAGGTCACGAAAGCCTTGTTAATGACCTGGTTTTCAAAGGTTCCAAACCGCACCAGATCGTAAGCATCTTCGATCAGCCTAACATCAACCGCATGGCGGCTTCCGCTCCGTGGGGTGATGATGCGGCGGCGGCTGAAAAAGCCTTTGAAGATATGGAAGATCTAATCAACCTGATCGAAGAAACTACGCTGGGCCGTCATCACGCAACCAACATCGTGATCCCGCCGTCTAAGCGTCGTTTGCTGACTAAGAAAATGCCGGACACTAGCGGTGATTCTTATCTTACCTGGTTCGCTAAGAACCATCCTAACATTACCATCACGGCAATGGCGGAATTGGAAGATATCGACGGCGCAGGTACTAAAGCGGTGCTGGCATACGAAAAAGACCCTATGAACATGAGCATTGAGATCCCGGAACGCTTTAACATGCTTCCGATGCAGCCGAAAGACCTGCATTTCAAAGTGCCGTGTACTTCTAAGTGTACTGGTCTGATTGTGTATCGTCCTCTGACTATCGCAATTCTCACTGGTATTTAATCAAAGCGCCTTCGGGCGCTTTTTTATTGCATTGCGTTTGGCAATGTGCTTTAATCTGAATCCTAACGTAAACCAATGGAGCAATAAAAATGGCTAAGAAAGATACCGCCGAAAACACTAACGTAGAAAACACTAACGTAGAAAATACCGCTGAAGAACAATTACAGCAGGGCGTGCAGTTGCAGAACGTAGGCGCATGCGCAATTCGCTTTAAAGGCGTTACTTACGTTTACGGTCAGGTTTTTGAAGTCGCCGAGGAAGAAGTAGATCGCTTCCGTCACGAAATCTTCAAAGGCCGCGTAGAGTTTTACGACGACCCGAAACGCACGCGCGAATATATCGCCGCCGTAAAAGCAAAAGCAAAACCAATCGTGCAGCCTAAGAGCGCCGAGTAAAAACCAATAAGGGCGCTTCGGCGTCCTTTTTCATATCTGGAGAATAACCATGAATTACACAATTCAAGACGTGATCGATAAGATGCGCAGCCTTGCACCGCCGCTTAAAGAAGTACCCGACGAGCTATTAACAGCGTGGGTTGTGCTGGCTGAGGAATTCGTATGCGCTTCCAGGTTCGGTGATTCCATCGTTACGGCGCTGGCGCTAATGACTATGCATCTAATGTTTTTAGATGGCGCAATGAAGCAGGAGGGCGAAAGCATCGAATCTTACTCGCAGCGTGTAGCGTCATTCACTCTGACCGGGGAGTTTTCCCAAACGTTCGATCGCGTATCGGCGGCAAGTGATAACGAAATGCTATCAACGCCGTGGGGTAAAATGTACTGGCGTATGCTGAAGATGCGCGGCGGCGGCTTCGGTCTGCTTACCGCTGGAAACCTTCACCGTTGCGGAATGGGGAGATAATCGCCATGAACTATAAAGCAATTCAGGCCCGCGCTAGTGCGGGCATTAAATTCTTCAGCGATGCAGATGGTGTATTCAACAAATACACGAAAGGCGCTGGCGGCGGCATCGATCCTGATACCGGGGAAGATATCATCCCTGGTGAGGTGGTGACTACAATCAAAGGCGCGGTTAGGGATATCAAGGATCGTGATATTAACGGCGAGACAATCCTTGCTGGAGACAAGCGCGGATTCTTCACGCATGACGTACCAATCATGGAAGGTGACGAAATCGACGTTGACGGCGAGCGCTACCGCGTAGTTAATGCCCGCCCGGTAAAACCAACGGGAACCGTTGTTGCCTACCGTCCTGTTTTGCGCAGGGTGGCGACTTATGGCTAATTACACCATTCGTGAATTTACAGGCGCAATTGATGCATGGTGTAACGCAGCAGGTGACGCGCTAGAGGACGTGGTAAAGATGACGTGTGAAGATATCCTAAAGGATCTTGTAATGGGTTCTCCGGTGGATACAGGCCGCTTCCGTGGTAACTGGCAAATCACTTTCAACCGCGCACCGCTTTACGCTATCAACGCATACGACCAAACAGGCGATAAGACTATCCAGAACGGTAACGCAAACATTGCGCTATTTGCAAAAGGAACCGGGATTACTTCGATCTGGTTTAGTAACATGCTAATCTATGCTAATGCGCTGGAATACGGGCATTCAAAGCAAGCGCCTAATGGCGTTATGGGTATCGTTGCAATCCGCTTAGGCGTTTATGTAACTGAAGCAATCAAACGAGCGAGGGCAAAAAATGCATTATGATATGGCGTTAAAATGCAAGGCGGAGGCGGCAAAATTAGCCGCTGATATCGGCTTGACTATCGCAAGCGATAACATTGATTTTAAGCCGCCAAAACACGGAGAGACGTACCTTAAATTTTCATACGTAGAAGCGGATTCCAGATCTGTTAGCCTTTCCAGGGAGTGCCGCGTTTATCTGGCGATGGTGCAGATTGACGTTATTTTCAAGCCTGGTATCGGCACAGACTCCGCGCGGCTAATCGCGCAAAAAGTTGCAAAATATTTCCCTGAAGGTAAAATCTTAGGAGACGATAAATTAGATCTTTACGTAAGCGAATGGGCGCAGGTTCACGGAGTGCAGAAAGCGCAAACAGGTTGGTTCTTCCCGGTTCGCTTTACGGTAAGGTGTGAAACAATGGAGAAAAGCGGATATGCACTTACCTAACGGGAGCAAGATTTTTATTGAGGCCAGTAACGAGCCGGAGCATGAAATCAAGGCGCTTGATACAACATATCTTTTTCCTAACCCAACAAACTCATTTGTAGTTATTTTGCGCAACTTCAATGACTCAAACCTATACAGGATCGGCGATACTGTTTTACTTGCCGCTTCAGACGCCAAGATTTTAGAGGGAAATTTATACAGAATCCTTTCTATCGGCACAGGTAGCGGAAGGATCAGATTATGGCCTGAGGACAGGATCGGAGAGTTGCCGAGGAATACAAACATTCCTAACTATGGGATGATGCGCAAAATTTCATCGTGGGCGGAGCTTCCTTGCGTGCAGTCTATCGACAAGGAAGGAAACGAGCAAAACTGGTATACTTACCAGTGTTTAAACAGTGGCAGGGAGGAACGGCAAAAGACCACTAAATCAGCGTTGTTTATGTCATACACGATCGCGCATGATCCTGGAAATCCTACTTATGCGATCATGAAAAACCATGAGAAAAGCAAGTCACTAATGGCGGCATACATGCATATCCCGCGAGCTAAGGAAAATCGTTATTGGTCTGGTGGCGTTTCGTTTGATGATGTTCCGTCTACTGTCGTTAACGAAATGGAGACGGTAACGCTACGCATGGCGATTCGCGGCGCTTATAAGTTCTTGCCATCCAGCTAACTAGCGGGCATAATGGCGAAGTTAATCATACATCATAACAGGAGTATTCAACATGCATTTACCAAATGGTGCTAAAGTCTTCTTTGAGAAGGCACGCGGTGCGGCGGTTCCGTTTACCGCCATGACCAACGACGAACTTAACCCGAAAATCACCGTCGCAGAAGATGCGCTGAAAGTTGGCGATATTGTCATCATCACAGACTGTACCTGGAGCGACTTTGTGAACAAAGTGGCCCGCGTTAAAACGGTGGCGGCTGGCACTGCAACGCTGGAAGAATTCAATACTTCCGACGCTAACAAATATCCAACGGCGGCAACTGGTAGCGTGAGCGTTATCTCTGACTGGATCGAATTGCCATGCATTCAGGATTTAGGCAAAGACGGCAACGAGCAGCAGTATTATAACTATCAGTGCCTGAGCGACGAGCGCGAGCAGTCCGAGCCGACTTACAAATCGGCGGTAACTCTCAACTACCAGTTTGCGCACGAATACGATAACGCGATCTATCCGATCTTGCGTGCAGCCGATGCTAGTAAGGAAGCAAAGGCAATGTACATGTATGTACCGCGTGCATCCGAAGTTCGTTACTGGTCTGGTGTTGCTTCCTTCGATGATATCCCGGCGACGGCTGTCAACGAAATGGAAACGGTAACGCTTGACGTTGCGCTCAAAGGTTCACACGTTTTCTTACCTGTAACCAACGCGTAATTAACTGGCGGGGCTTGTGCCTCGCCTTTTTTTATGCATAATACATTCAACACTTACCAATCAGGAGATTCAGCAAATGGCAAAGTTCAAAATCAAAGTTGGTGAAAAGCGTCCCGACTTCCCGCTGCCGATTACCTTCAACACGCCAGACGGCGAAGAAGCAACTATCATTATGATCATGAAGCACGTCTCACAATCAGAACTTAACGAAATGATTAACCGTGACGAAATGTCAAACCTTGAATTCATCAAAGAAATGGCTTCCGGCTGGAAACTGGAAGAAGAATTCAACGATGAAAACATCAAGTGGGTTGCCAGCAACTACCCGGCGTTTGTGATCGCAATCCCGCAAGTTTACATGGCGGCGCTGGCTGGTCATCGCGCAAAAAACTAAAGCGGGCCGTTTATCTCACGCTTCAGCCTGAGCTAACAGATCGCCAGCTTGCAGAGTATGGATTACGCAGATCTGACTATGAGGCAGATTTGGAGGAAATCCACTTCGACGAAGAAACGGCGCAAAGCTGGCAACTTTTCCAGGCCATGCAAACGCAATGGCGAATCGGGATGAATGGCCCTACCGGGCTTGACTATAATACATTGCCTATGCTCTTTGAATTGTATAAAATCGACAATCGAGAAGCGGCATTAATTGATTTGCAAATCTTAGAGGGTGCATACCTAAAAGAGATTTACAAGAAATCCAAATAAGCGCCTACGGGCGCTTTTTTCATATGGGGGCTAACATGGCTGATAAAGTAGCTGGCTTGACGTTTGGCGTTGACGTGTCGCAGGTTGACAAAGCGGTGCGCTCACTCGCCGAACTGAAGAACCAAAGCCAACAAACCGGATCGGGCCTTGAGTCATTCGCCGACGCTGAGAAGCGAGCCACGGCGCAGACTGAAGAAATGAACCGCGCGTTGCAGAAACAAAAGCGACAAACCGAGAAGGCCGGGACGGACTTCAACAAGATCGCAAGCGCCATCGATCCTACGATCGCAAAAATGGCGAGCTTGCGTAAGGCATCAGAAGAACTCGATCGCGCATGGTCATTGGGCCTTGTGCCTGATAAAGAATTCTTTCGCCTGGGTGCTGTCATCGAATCCACGACTAAATCACTCAAGCGCCAGCAATCCGCACTTACGGAAGAAGGCCGCGCGGCTATGGCTGAAGCGGTGGCGAAGGAGAAAGCGACGGCGGCGGGTATGGCTTTTGTCGCAGGTCTTGAAAACCAGGTTGCAGCAATCGGAAAAACACGCGCCGAACTCCTGGAAATGAAAGCCGCGCAGATGGGCGTATCAGCACAGGCCGCACCATTTATCGCCAGCCTGAAGGCGCAAGAAGCCGCAATGACGAAACAGGCAAATGCTATGGGCCTTGCAGGTATCAGCGCGGGGCAGTACAAGCAAGCAATGCGCCAGTTACCTATGCAGATCACGGACGTTGTAACGTCTCTTGCTTCAGGTATGCCTATCTGGATGGTTGCTATTCAGCAGGGAGGGCAAATCAAGGATAGTTTCGGCGGCATCGCTAACACTGCTAAGGTGTTAATCTCTTACCTTAATCCGTTGAACGTCACGATCGGACTTTCGGCGCTGGCGCTGGGTGCGCTAACCTTAAAGGTTATGGAAAACCGCAAAGAGATCGAGAAGTCGAAAACGGCGGTAAAAGATAACTTAGGGCTGACCGGGGAATATGCCGACAAGTTGGCATTAAACATCCGGGCGCTTGCCGAGGCTTCAGGTGAAACGGCTGATACAGTATCCAAAGCATTCATTTCGACGAAAGACGGCGCGAAAGAAGCAATGGATAAAATGCTTGATGTAGGTATCAGCTTCCAGGACGCGAAAAAATACGTTGAAGCGTACAAGGATTCTGGCGACTTCACCGCAATCAACGCGGAGATCGAAAAGCACAAGTTAGAGATCGCCGGGATTAAAGACCAGTGGACGCAAGCCGCTATCGAGGCGAAGAACTATTACACAGGGGCAAACAAGGGACAGCAGAGCGTTGCATTAGGTGGCGCAATCGATCCTGGTGTTGTGGCTAGTGAAATGGCTAAGACGCTAAAGGGTGATCTTACTGGCGCACAAAAGGCATACCAGAAGGAGGTTAGAACAACCACGGAAGCGATCGAGAAACAGTATCTGTCACTTGACCGCGTAGCAGGGGCGCAGAAGGCACTAACCGAATCACAAAAGCAACTCGACAAGGCGCGGGCGTTTGGTAACAAGGAGTCGATTAAACAGGCGGAACGTGTAGTTGAATTAAATAAGCGTGCGGTCGCTGAGGCGCAGAAAGCGGAGAAGAAAAAGCAAGCGGGGCCGAAGGGCAAGAAATCGCCAATCGTCAAAGGTGCTTCGGAATCGCTGGATAAAGATCTGATCACGCTAAAAGCACAGCTTGAAATGCTGAAGCAACACAAAGGCATTAACGACACTATTTCGCAGCAACGAAAATCGCTATGGGCTACCGAAGCGCAAATCCAGGTGTTGGAGGAAGCGCAAGGGAAACGTAAGTTAACGCTCGCAGAACAGGAGTATTTAACGAATCAAAAAGTTGTCCTGGAGAAAGCAAAACAGAAAGCCGAGTTAGGAGATCAGATCGTTCTACAGGAGCGTGCAAACAAGCTACTTGATGAATCGCTCAAGAAACAAGCGCAATATCGCCAGCAGACGGAATCACTTAGAGCCACGATCGGGATGGGTGATAAGCAAGCAAGCCGATACAACGCGCTAAAACAGAACGAAGTTGATTACGTTAACAAGGGCGGAAGTATTGACGATCAGGCTTTCAAGGATGCACAGGCAGCACAGCAAGCATTCTATGATCAGCAAGACGCCAATATGTTAAACTGGAAGGCGGGATTTACTAGCGCGGTTGATAACATCGGCGATGAAGTGAATGATTTGTATGGCAACATGCAAGACATTACCGCCAGTGCATTTAGCGGCATGGCTGATTCAATCACTCAATTCGTGCTGACTGGTAAAGCCAGCTTTGCAGATTTTGCAAAAAGCGTGATTAGTGATATCACTAGCATGTTGATTAAAATGGCGCTGTTTAACTCCATGAAGGCGGCATTTGGTGGTTCGGCGTTTAGCTTTGCTGGAATGGGTGGATTCGCTAACGGCGGCTACACTGGCGACGGCGGAAAGTATGAACCAAAAGGCGTTGTGCATGGTGGCGAATTCGTATTCACGAAGGAGGCGACAAGCCGATTAGGGCCGGAAAACTTGTATAAACTCATGCGCGGCTATGCGACTGGCGGGTTAGTTGGCGCTAATGGTTCGTCAGGATCTGGCGTGACAAACGGCGGTAATGTGGCGGCATCGGCTGCAATGGTGTTTAGCATGGGTGATGTGAATATCACAATGGGTTCCAATCAGGACAGCAAAGGGATGGAGCAGGGCGTAAGGCAGATCGTTAACGATATGTTTACCGAGGCACTTAGCCAAAACGGGCGCATTGCGAAATACGTAAACGAGAAAACAAGAGGCGGTTAACAGTGGATTCTTTTACCTGGTGTACTCAAATTCAAGGAGGGGCGGCGAAAGTCGCCGTATCCAACAACGTGCGATCGGTTAGCTTCGGCAATGGATACATTCAAACCGCATCGAGTGGCATCAACACAAAACGCAGGACGGTTCCGATCGTTTATGGTGGCGTAGATTGGGAGGCTGTTTACGACTTCTGTCAAGATCACGTAGCCAAGTCTTTTATCTGGACGGCACCAGATGGAAGGATGGGAGTTTTTGCCGTGACAGCCGACTCTGTAACACTTGCTCCGCTGGGCGGTGGATTGTATGAGGTAACGGCAGAATTTGCCGAACGGTTCACTTCAGCCGGATAACACAAAGCGCCCTTTACGGGTGCTTTTTTTTGGCCTATGATCTGGAGTCAACCAAAGGAGGACTTACGATGACAACCAACGTTTCAAAAGATTTTGCAAACTGCTTACAGAAACTATTTCCCGGCGAGATTCTAACGCTAATCGACATTGACGCTACAAAGTTCGGCGGGCAGGTATACCGATTCCATAACGAGAATATCGCGTTTACCCCTGAAGAATTGATGACGGCGGCGGCTGGCGGAAAGCTGGAAGACAAGAAAATCACGTTTCGCGGTGAGCAATACGGCCCGCGCCCGTTCGGTATTGGCGGGATCTCAATGTCAAGCGACGGCACAGTAGAAAAGCCAACGCTGACGGTTAGCAATATTGACGCGCAAGCGAGCGCCCTTATTCGTTCCTACAACGGCCTTATGCAAGCTAAAGTTACGGTGTGGGTTTTGGTCAAGGATTTACTAAAAGATGACGGTAGCGTTAACGAGGGCGATTTTAGGCGCTTTGTTTACTACATCGAGCGCCCAAAACAAGTTGACCCGCAAAAGGCTACTTTCGAATTAACATCCGTGTTTGATATGGATGGGTTAATGATCCCGGCCCGCCAGACTCAAACGGTTTGCTATTGGGCGCAACGCGGCTGGTACAAAACCGGGAAGGGGTGCGACTACAACGGGCAAAACGGCTATTTCGACAAGTTCGGAAACAAGGTTGACGATCCGTCACAAGACGTTTGCGGCGGTCTGGTTTCGTCGTGTAAACTACGCTTTGGAAATGAGGCGTTAAGTTTTGGCGGTTGCGCTACTGCAACCTTGAAAAGTGGAAGGTAATATGTTAACTCCAAAAATCAAAATGCAGATCATGCAGCATGCGAAAGAAGTTTACCCGCATGAGTGCGCAGGTCTGGTAACGCAGAAGTCACGCGTTCAAAAATATCACCGCATCGACAACGTTTCACCAGATCCAGAAAACGAGTCAATGCCGGACGAAACGCAATATGCGCTGGCGTCACTTGATGGCGAACCGATCGCCTTTGTTCACTCTCACACTGGCGACGGCGCAACCACAGTGCCAAGCGCCACAGATTTATGCTTTTGTGATGAATCTGGCTTATCGTGGGTTATTGTGTCCATTCCAGAAGGTGACATGCGAATCATTGAACCGAAGCGCCGCCCGCTGATTGGTCGCCCATGGGCATTAGGTGCTTATGATTGCTATGGTCTGGTTATGGACTTCCACAAGCGCCACGGCATCACGCTAACCGATCGCCGCTTACCGTTCGAATGGTGGAAGCCTGAACACAAAGAGGACTTGTACCGCGATTACTGGCGTGAAGATGGATTCATCGAAAACACTGGTGATCCTGAAATTGGCGACATGATCATTTTTCAGCTTCAGGCGGAGAAGTGGAACCACGCAGGGATTTACGTTGGAAAAAATAATATCTTGCATCACGCCTTCGGCAAGCTATCGCGCCGGGATATTTATTCCGGCTGGTACGAACAGCACAAAGTTTTAATTTGCAGACATAAGGATCTTAAACATGGCATCACTTACAAAGACGATTAAACTTTCCGGTTCCCTGGGGCGTAGATTCGGCGTCTTCCATAACCTTGCGGTTGATTCAGTTGGCGAGTGCATCCGGGCGCTATCTTACCAGGTGGAAGGGTTCAAGCCTTTCATGCAAAGTAAAGTCGGTTCGAATATGCGTTTTGGTATCGTCGCAGACGGCAAACCAATCAGCACGAATGACTTTGCGACTTTCGCCGTGGCTAAGGAAATTCGAATCATCCCGATCCCGAAAGCCAGAAAGAACGGCGGATTGTTGCAGATCGTTATCGGCGCGGCGATTATGGTTGCGGCCTTCTTCACTGGCGGCGCATCGCTGGCGGCAATGGGGGCGTTTTCATCAGCGGCGTTTATGGCTGGCGGCGCAATGGTTTTGGGTGGCGTTATGCAGATGATCGCACCGCAGATGGGCGGAAACATGCGGGCCAGTGAATCACCAGAAAACAAACCATCATATGCGTTCGGAGGCGCAATCAATACCACGGCGGCAGGTTATCCAATCCAGTTGCCATACGGTTACAGATTGGGCGGTGGCGCGTTGTTCGGTTCGGGATCTTACGCAGAAGATAACAACTAATTAAGCGATTCGCTTTTTAGCCTGGGGGCATAGCCTCCGGGCCTTTTGTCGTGTACAATTGCGAGACTATTAACAGGAGGCTAAACGATGACTAATATCAAGGCCCGCAAGGGTGGTTCAAGCCAACCACGCACACCAGTGGAAATGCCTGATAACCTGATCTCGAAAGATAAGATTAAGTTATTGCTGGCTGTTTCTGACGGTGAAGTGGTTAATGACTTCAGCCTAAAACAATTGCATTTCGGCGGCGTGCCAGTGCAGAACGAAGACGGAAGTTACAACTATGAAGGTGTAATTGCCGAGTTTAGACCCGGCACGCAAACGCAGGATTACATCCAGGGCTTCAGCGAATCAAGCGCGGAATTCCAGGTTGCACGCGATGTTACTTTTAACACTCCGTACACGCTGACAGTATCGAATAAAAATCTTTCTGCTATCCGCTTCCGCCTGTTATGGCCCCGCGTGCTTACGCAAAAAGATAATGGTGATATGGTCGGATCGGTTGTTGAGTACAAGATCGAAATGGCGGTTGACGGCGCGAGCTATACAACTTATTTGACCGATAAGATCGACGGGAAGAATACGACTGGCGGTTACGATCGCAGCATTCGCGTTAACTTGCCGCAAGACTTCACGTCACAGGTGCTTATCCGCGTAAGTCGAATTACGCCGGACGCTGACGGGGTGAAGGTTGTCGATGCGTTCCAGGTTGCGACGTATGCCGAAGTGATCGATGCGAAATTCCGCTACCCGTTAACCGCTATGCTTTACGTTGAGTTTGACAGCGATTTGTTCCAGAACCAGATCCCTACAATCTCACTTAAAAAGAAATGGAAAATCATTCAGGTTCCGAGCAACTACGACCCCGCTAACCGTACATACTCCGGCACGTGGGATGGCACTTTTAAATGGGCCTGGAGCAACAACCCGGCGTGGGTGCTTTACGATCTGATCATGAATCAGCGTTATGGATTAGATCAGCGCGAATTAGGAATCCCGGTTGATAAGTGGTCACTCTATGAGGTGGCGCAATATTGTGATGAACTTGTACCGGACAATCGCGGAGGAATGGAACCGCGCTATTTTATGGATATGATTGTTCAATCGCAGGTTGAAGCGTTCCAGTTGGTAAGGGATGTTTGTTCCGCATTCCGTGGAATGACGTTCTACAACGGCGAAAGCCTTTCGATTATCGTCGATAAGCCACGCGATCCGGTCTACTTGTTCACGGCTGATAACGTTATTGATGGTGTATTCGTCCGAACTTTTCCAAGTGAAAAAACGATGTACACATCGTGCAACGTAATGTTCGACGACGAAGAAAACCAGTACGAACAGGATATTGAACCAGTGTTTAACCCTGAAGCGGCTATGCGTTTCGGTCATAACCCGACAAGCATTACGGCTATCGGTTGTACCAGAAGAACGGAAGCGAACCGCCGCGGGCGCTGGATTCTGCAAACGAACCTAAGCGCAACAACCGTTTCGTTTTCTACAGGTCTGGAAGGGATGATTCCTTCGTGCGGCGATGTGATTTACGTTGCTGATCCGCATTGGCAATCCGCGTTCAACCTGAATCTGTCAGGTCGAATTATGGAAGTATCCGGCGTACAAGTGTTTTTGTCGTTCCGTTGTGACGCGAAGGCGGGCGACACTCTGATCCTGAATACTGACGACGGCAAGCCATTGCGCCGCACCATCGCCAGCGTATCGGCAGACGGTAAAACCATCACGCTAAACATCGGCTATGATTTTGAGGTTGCACCGGATAGCGTATTCTTGATTGAAAGCGATCAGCTTGCGGCGGAACAATACGTTGTTACCCGTATTGAGAAAGGAAGTGATGATGATGAATTCACCTTCGCTATCACTGCTACGCAATACGATCCGAACAAGTACGACGCGATCGATAACGGAGTAATCACAGATGACCGCCCAACTTCAGTTGTTGACCCTGATTCAATGGGCGCACCGGAAAACGTAACGATCGATTCCTTCTCACGCATCGTGCAGGGAATGAGCGTTGAAACTATGGTAATCGGATGGTCTGCCGTCCAATATGCGAAACTGTATGAAATCCAGTGGCGCAAAGACGGCGGGAACTGGAACAACGTACCGCGCACAGCTACAACGCAGGTTGATATCGAAGGCATTTACGCTGGTGAATACCAGGCGCGTGTAAGATGCATTAGCGGCGGTAATATCGCGTCTCCGTGGTCTGCGTTGGCTACTGCTTCACTGACCGGGAAAGTTGGAGCGCCGAAAGGCCCGATTAACCTTTTTGCTTCAGACGATGAAGTTTTCGGGATTCGCGTTAAGTGGGCCATGCCTGAAGGAGCAGAGGATACGGCATACATTGAGCTTTACCAGTCGCAAAGCGGAACCGATCAGGATGCGAGCTTGCTTACTCTGATTCCTTACCCGGCCTCCGAATACTGGCATTCAATCTTGCCCGCTGGCTATGTTAACTGGTACAAGGCGCGAGGCGTAGACCGCATCGGCAACGTTTCAGAATGGACGGATTATGCTCGCGGTATGGCATCGACTGACGTTAGCATTATCACGGATGAAATCTTAGATGAAATCCTTGATAGCGACGCGATGAAGGAGCTACAGGAAAGCGCACAGGATAGCGCGTCAAAACTCAACGACTACGCGAACAGCATCATTCACAACGCGTTAGCCAATGACGCAGACGTTAGACGAATGACGAAGGAGAACGGCAAGCGAAAAGCAGAGATCACGCATACTACGGTACTAATCGCTAACGAGTCTGAAGCGCGAGCGGCTGAAATTACGGAACTTAAAACGCAGATTGATGAAGATATCACATCGCAGATTACGATCCTTAATGAAGCGCTGGCAACGGAAAGCGAGACGCGAGCAACGCAGATTAACCAGTTGCAAACCACTTTCGAAACAGAGATTGACGGCGTAAAAACAGATATGACCGCTGGATTTACGCAGGTTAACGAAGCAATCACAAATGAGAGCGAAGCGCGTGCAACTTCTGAGGCGGCGCTAGAGGCTAAGATCGGAGAGAACTCCGCAGCGTTAGATCAGAAACTTGACTCATGGGCCAATGTTGATGGCGTAGGTTCAATGTACACAATGAAGTTAGGATTGACGTACAACGGACAGGAATACAATTCCGGGATGGCGCTACAGCTTACCGCACAAGGAAACAACGTTGTTTCGCAAGTGCTGTTTATTGCTGATAGATTTGCTATCATCCGTAACGCGGCATCAGGCGCTTACACGCTACCGTTTGTTGTGCAGAATGACCAAGTTTTCATGAATAACGCGCTTATTCAGGATGGTTCGATTACAAACGCTAAGATCGGGGAGTGGATTAGTTCTAACAACTACATCCCAGGCCAGCAAGGGTGGACTATCAACAAGTCTGGTGGCGCTGAATTCCAGAATGCCACGGTTCGCGGGGCGTTGTTTGCGACTTCTGGTAACTTCGGTTTTGATGGTGGCAATGGAGTAGTAATCAATGGTAACGGCGTTACCGTCAACTTAGACGGCGGCGGGCGAATTGTTTTAGGGAGGTTCTAATATGGCGAGCGGTTTACTAATCGATCTTAATGATGGTAATCCGGCGATGCAAATCACGGCGGGCATGCGTTGCCCGTCTTTTTGCAACCTGGTTAACAACACATGGGATCAGAAGGTTGTAAATATGGATGGTTATATGCCGGGTGCGCAAGTTATCGTTATCCCGCGAGATCCTGTATCAATCCAGAACAGGGGAACAAACCTTGTGCCAACTATCGGCATGCAAAGCGGATACACACAAAACGGATCGCAACTTACTTTCTCTACGTGGTGGTCTGATAATTGGGGGCGCGATCGACTTTATGATCTGACAATTTGTCAGATTTTCCCGTCTGCCAGTGGTCAAGGATTGTACATTGCAGATTCTACAGACTTCACCGCGATTCCGGACACAACGCGGGCCGGGTTTTGTGTGTGGGCCGGAACCATCACATTCACTGGTCAATGGCGCACGCCGGACACTGGATATGATCGCAATAAATATATGGTGTTTGGTAGGTGGAGCGCAGACGGCGTAACGGTTGAATATGATGGAAATAACATCTACGCCAGAAATGAAACGAACGGAGCGGAGAATGACGCAACGGTTACAATGAGAGTTGCAATTTTCGCTAGCGGAGTAGCACCACAGGCGGGAACTGGATTGAACTTCTTTAACGCGGCTGGTCAATGCACATTCTCAACGGTTAGGCGTCCTTTCATCTTCAGAAACAGATTCTATAACCCATCGTGGAATTATCAGGACGTTGGCGAAGGAATGATTTTATTGGGTAGGTATGGATTTAGGAGCCGGGTAAGTGGTGATCGGTGTAGGGCTAAATTTGCCGGATTGATGATGAGTGGAAACAGCGTAAGGTGCGCAAGCGGAATCACAAAATCAAACTGGACGGCAAACTATAGCGTGGTGCAGGATCGTTTAGTTGGTATGAGCGTTCCAATTATTGAAAATATGTACTAAAAGAAAGGGGCTATTCAGCCCCTTTTTTTTACATCCCTAATTTTTCCTCAATTGCTGATAGACGCGCTTCGAATCCTTTCGCAATGAACATGTTCAATTCATCAAGACGGAAAGAATAACGATCGCTTGCCGGGATTGTCTTATAGATTGGGTTTTCGGTTCCGTCATCATTGGCTGGGCCATAACCAGACACAACCGTATGTTCATCCCATTTATCGTAACAAATGAAAGCATAATCAAATGGTTCCAATCCGTGATTTTTCATGATCTCCATTGCACGCTGTACGGTTAACCCGCAATGCTCGCGAATATCGTTCATATCCGATTGTTCTTTCCACGTCCAGAAACCGATCTCCTTAGCAATTTCCTTAGCCGCTTCGGTTTCAGGATCAGCCATCATGCGAACATCATTTTTCAACCGCGCATCAGAAGTATTGATTGTTCCGTTTACGGCGTAAATGTTCATCGCCCTACCAGATCCCCATCCTAAGTTGTATTGGTTATCCGCCATTGGTGCTAGCGTTCCGTTATGGTCTACACCCCAGCGTGGAGTTCTAAAGCTTTCACCATCCTTTACGGTCTCAAATAAAATTTGAGTAGGCGTGGAAGTTGGAGCCCACCCACCAACGGCCTTAAAAGTAACTGAAGCGCGCATTGAGTCGAACCTCTCGCCATCATGACCCGCAGCGCCGACATAGAACGTTGAGCCCATTTGTGTTGCTCCAATATAGCGAGTGGTATCGCTTAAGCTACCATCACACCACATAGCGCGAACTGCTGGTGATGATGTATTTTGACCTCGCGGAGCAATCAGGTTAATTTCAGGCGCTGGAGATCCAACAAGCTTTAATCCCCTGCCATCCTGGTTTAAAGGCGCGTTAAATTTAGGAACGGCAGCATTCAATGATTCGTAACTTCTTACCGCGTCAAGATCTGAATGCATAACGCCTGCCGGAACCATCCACACATCGCCATTATCTGACACACGAAGCGCCGGGATTCTATCGCTAATAGTCTTACCTTTCGGAGTGACTAACAAGCGAATCCAGCCGCCGTGATTGGTTGCCGCAGCATTGCCAGCGCCTAAGAAGTGCAGCGCAGCGTTACTATGTTCGGTGTATGCAGATCCTAACCATGGTCGAGAACCGTACCCGCCTAAAAGCTGGTTATCCTTCGTTACGCTATTGCCAGTGCCGCGAGCGTAGTTATGGAATACAGCAGAACCGCCAGCCGTATTCTCAATCCCGAAAGAACATTCCGTTGCGTTATCGCCGATAAAGTTAACTCCGATCCCGGTTGTGGCGGTTGTCTCCTTCAGTGGCAATTTCTGCGATGCGGTAACGTCAACACCTCCGCGAAGATTTGACAAGCCGTTAACGCGCAAGGTGCTAGACATTGTTACAGCATTGCTAAAGTTTGCATTCAACCCGGTAACTGTAAAGTTTGTAGGATCGAAAACAACTTGCTTCGCGCTATTCATATCACCATCAGGGCGGAAGTACATTCCAGGCCCGCCAGTAGGTAACGAGTAAACGATCGCGTTTGCGTTGTTCGCGCGAATGGTTGCACCGTTCAGCGTTAGCGTAGCGTTTCCGTTTGGAACGGTAATTGCTTGAGGCTGGCTAAACGTGTTAGCTACGTTGGTTCGAGCGATAGTATTATCATTGCTTAACAACGGTCTACCTGGATTATTGTAAACAATTCCCGCTGGTTCCGTAGTAGTCCAAGTATAACCAGTGCGATCGATAATCGGCCCGGTGATTAACCCGTTGTTGGCCTGAATGTTTACGCGAGTAAGCCACAGGTTTGGAATGTATCCGGCAGGGCCATAGATGTAAACATCACAGGAACCATCTTCCAACTTAACAACGCCAAGTGTAATGCGGTTGGTTGAATCCGCGCGGTTAGGCAAGATCCCGATCTGAGTAAAGTTAACATCAATATTTGCGCTGGTAATCGTTGCTGGCAAAGATCTACCGGAGATAGAAAATAAATCAACCGGGAGGTTTTGCACGCCATAACCACCACCACCACCGATCATAAACTGAGCGAAAGCGTAAGAACTTCCAGCGCTCTTAATGTTTAAGATCTTCATCCAGCACTTTGACGAACCATTAGAGCCATTAATCTTATCAGGAGCTTGCACGCCAGCAACAAGATCAGCAGTCTGGTTATATAGTGCCTGAGTCTGATCTCTTGCCGCCCCTGCTTGTTGCCTTGCAGTTTGAGCCGCTTGCTCTGACGTTTTAGAATTCGTCTCCGAAGTCTTAGCCGCGCTTTGTGATGCCGCCGCCGCCGCCGCGTTTGTCGCCGACGCTTCAGCGTCTGCTTTAACCTGATCCGCAAGCGCTTTCAATGCGTCGAAATCAAAATCCTTAAAGAACTCGATCGCTTCAGCAATTAGCGTTTCTTGCGACTGGTAATAACGCAGAGTTTCCGCAACATCTTGCGCCAAGCCATCAACGGTTAGCGAGTCGCTCAATAGGATCGCATAGTCGCTTGATGGAACTACAGCGCCGTTTGTGGTAATGGCTTTAATTTCCGTGTCGCTGACAACCTTGTTAACTACCGCCATTTGCATTGGCGAGGATAGAAACATGATCGTAGCGCCTGGGCGAATCAGTGATAGCGATGATTGCCATTTTGTGTTAGTGCCTGTTACGGTTCCGTTTGCAGCCAATGCCGCTTTACCGTCTCTGTATAGTGCCATGTTGAAAGCCTCATAGGTTGATTGAGTAACGCAGATAATAGCATTAATGCAGAAATAAAAAAAGGAGCCTTTCGGCCCCTTTAATTGTTAAATCAGAATGGGATATCATCATCAAAATCCATCCCATGATTGCCGCCGTTATTTTGCGGAGCTTGTTGTTGCGGCTTAGGTTGCTGAGGTTGACCCCAACCGCCTTGCTGATTACCGCCGCCGCTTTGCGCTGGTTCGCGCTGGCTGAATTCGAGTTGCGGCATAATCATTTCGTTGTGGCTATACGTTGAGCCGTTATGTTCACGGTTTACGATCTGAAGCGTGCGGCAGGTAACACTAATCGCCTTGCCTTCCTGCAACGCTTCATCGTACCACTGGATCATGCTTTCTTTCGCAAAGAAAACAGCGCGGTAGTTTGTGTAAACCGTTTCGTCTTGACCATCACGATTGCGGATCTTCATTCGCTCTGACAGGTCAACCGCATACATTTTCCACGGCCCGTTGTTGTTGCTTCCTTCCTTGATATATGGTGCCTTTCGGATTACCCCTGTTACAACATGCATTGTTATTCCTATGGGGCGGTTTCCCGCCCGGTTAAATTAGTTGAAAGATGAAATATCTTGCGCTTCTGGTTCAGGTTTTGATTCTACCTTTTCCGGTTCACGTTTCGCAACCTTTTGCGGTTTCCCTGGGTTAAATCCATTTGCCGGGGTAACTGTTAATTCCGCTTGACGCTTCGTGATATCGTCTTCTGTAATTTTCCATTCTGCCGGGGTTAACGTTTGTTTTGCGAGTTTGTAGATCTCGCGGAGCGCTTCCAGATCATTACATGCATCAATACGCTTTTTGAAGTCTTGCGGCTTCATCTTCGTGATCTCTGCGTCATCGTCTGCCTGTTTAATGCCAAGCGCGGCGGCTAATGCATAACGGCGGGCGTAAGACGTTGTAGAGCCGTATGCTTGCTCAACGGTTTTGCTGATCGGCATGTTGTACTGAAACGCCATAAATTCACCTGATTCATGCAGGAACATGGTTTCAAGGTGCATAACTTTTTCGGTGCTGGTATCCATCATTGATTGAATAACCATGATTTTATTTTCACCTAATGCCGGGGTAATTGCGTCCAGGATATCGCCGAGATTAGCGTAAGTGTTTCCGAGGTGGTTATTCTTACCGCTTTTCTTAGCGGCTACAAATTTTGATTTTGCCTGAATTAATGCGGATGCAACGGTAGTGAATTTTTCAGATGTGCGCATGATAAACTTTCCTTTTCATGATTGGTGAAGCGCACTATATCACAAGTGCGCAACGTTGTTTAGCTATTTGTTCCGTATACTTCAGGAAACATGTGTTTTACAAATAGCGGAGTTGGCAAGCGAACTTCAGCCGCGTTTGATTCGTATGAAGGCCATGAATCATGCTTCACGCATTCCGCAAACTGGTGAATCACGCTTTGATATTGCTTGCGCCCGATCTCGATATGCTGATCTGTCATCGTGAAGGCCAACGGCGCAAACGGTGATTTTTTCTCTTGCGTAAGCAGTCGAACAACTACCGGGCGTTTTTCGTTGTAGGTCTTAACGAACAAATCGCGCTGTAATGCCATCTTGAGATAATAGCCAAGATTGAAAGCCAGCCGCCCGAAATCATCCGGCTTAGACGATTGCGTAGTTTTGTAGTCTGTAATCACTACCACTTCGAAAACTTCATCCGGGTTAAATCCCCACTCTTTGATAAGTTCGGGATCGGAAACAACGTCAACGTGATCTAACCGCACTTTTACTTTTACACCGAAGATCTCTCCGAAAATTGACAATTCACGTTGTGCGGTAGCCGATTCGATGCATGCTGCATGCCGTGGGTTAGCAATCATCACATTTCGCATTTGTACGACCGCATCAAAATCCACATCCTTAACCAATTTCCGGCCTGAGTTAATCGCGGCGCTTTCGTCGCAAAGTTCGATCGACCACCACACGTTTACGTCAATCCCGGCGCGGTATGCCATTTCCAACAATTCCGGGTAATCCTTGTTGGATGTTCCAATCAGGCCACATGCTTTCAACTTCGCAGACAATGCCGACTTCGACGTGATCAGATCCTTCACTTCACCTGGTGCGGTTGCTCGCAGATACTCGCCATTAAACTTAGACGTTTCCAGCATGCAGGTATGTGAACAAGTACCGAATGCAAGCGCGGCTGTTTCTTCGCGTACTTTGTACTTCCAGTGGGCCGGGGATGTTGCGTAAATCTCTCCGAGGCTTGAGCCGCTAACGTATTCCGCGCACCAGGATTTAGGATCGTGATACTGATCGTTAGTCAATTCTTCGTTTGTGTATGCTCTGAAAATTGCTTCAGTCATTGATATTACTCCGTTTGTGTTTTCGTTGCGTTAAGTATACGCATGACGATTCCATGCGCAAGGAAAAAAGTGCTATCCGTAATCGGTCAAAAAATAGGCTAAATTTACGTAAGATTTAGTAAGATGCATCTTACTTGATTTTCTCTATATATTTCATGGAGTTAACTCAAATCGGTAAGATGGTAAGATGCCTATAGGTAAATATTCATAGAAAAGTAGACGCGGAATCGCACAGCAAAAGATATGTACCCGGAAGAAATCTTACTAAGATATATATAGATAGAGAGAGTAATAATAATAATATAGTTATATATCATATACTTACTGTATATCTATGATGATAAATTGGTTAAATTTTGCGCGGAATTTACGTAAGATTCATCTTACCTAATCTTACTTAAAGTGGTTGACCAGTTGTTAAGTTGCTGAATTTCAGGCATAAAAAAAGGTAAGACTGAAATTGTCAATCTTACCTAATTAGTGGTTAAGTTTTAATCAGAGAAGCGATGATGCAACGTAAAGTTTTCGCTCAAATCCTCCTTTGAAGTTGTCATTGTTCGGTACGATAACTTTCATATCCCGATCTTCAGCCGCCGCCAGCATATCCCGATCGTTACGGCTACACACAACGCGCAATTCTCGCTTACCTTCTCCGCCGCCCTTCCCTTTATACCTGTACGCCACGATCTCAACGTTTGAAGGAATGATGCAAGCCCACACGTCACACTTAAACGAACTTGCAATATTGAAGTGCATAGCCTCAACCCATGAGCGAGCCAGGTAAATTGGACCGTCTCCGCCTTCGCTCTGATTGGTTACGATCACTGATCCGAAAGTCAAATCCCCTGCTAACATCTTCTCGCGGCCTTCTTCATCAATGAACAAGATATTGCAATATTCATCATCCGCCCCATCTTCATGCACAAGTTGCATCGGTAGAGTGTGAAATAGCTCTTGTCTGCCGTTCTCGTGGGTTTTAACTCCAACTTGATACGATTTAACGAACTCGTTTTCAATTCCTTCATATAGCGTTAGAGGCGTGCTATCGACTGCTTCAGTTCTATTTAAAATCGCCACTACTCGATCGTGGTCTGTCATCTTGCCGTAATCATACCCGTTATCCCGCGTCACCTGCTTATTGCGCTTGACTACATACTCTTGCGGAACCTTCCAAAGATAACGCCCAAGGATGTTGATACATTCGCTGTACGGTTCGCCGCTTAACTTCATCAACCATCCGATCCCCTTATCGGCACCGCATCCGCTACAGTACGCGCCGCCGTCGCCGCGATTCTCTAATTTGTCAGTCCAACGAAAGCGATCCTTACCTCCACAGTTCGGGCAATCCTGGTGCTTGCCGTTGAAGTATCGCGAGTGAATGCCGCAAATGTTCTGTAACGCTTCGCGCCACATTCCCGGCATGTATGGCAAAACTTCTTTTTCGTCGTAAAAATCCACTTCATGATCTCCAAATAAAAAACGCCCACGCGAGAATAATAACCCGGTAGGCGCTTAGTAGTTAGTCAAATTGTGCTATCGGACGACGCGAAGCATTTCGCGGCGGTCGCATCGGCGGGTTACTGGCTTGCCGTTGCTGTCGAATCTGAGATCCGGGCGGCAGAATGAAGCGCGGAAGCCTTTGCAATCATTGCGGCGGTAACTCTTTTGCACTAGGTAAGCGCCATCGGCTGAAATCATGCCACGCTTGCGCCATTGTTGAACAACCTGGATGCTAACGCCTAACTCTTTTGCTGTTTTAGCGATTCCGCCGAATGCATCGATCACCAACTCCATGCGGGCAGTCAATCCGGCGCGTACTTCTTCCTTAAGCACGTAGTAACCCGTTGGGCGCTTGCGCTTCTTCTTGTCTTTTCCGCGTGATGTTCCGTTGTTGCCGTTCAAAGTTCGCTTGTCTACCTTTACCAATTGTTCCATAATTTAACCCCATAGCACTTTTTGTTAAACGTGATAAAATATGCTCTGTATTATACACGCAACTATGCGAATGACAAATTAGGATTACTCATGCTCACAATTGAACAACAAATTGAAGCCTACGCAGACAAGATCCCATCCATACAAAAGCGATTCACGGTTGGCAAGATCGTGCCTTATCCTTACCAGGCGGTTGCGTACATTGAAACGGCGAAGCGGATCGCCAATTATGAGCATCCGTTTTACGTTAAGGCGTCGGTATCGGCGGGTAAAACAATCATGATCGCCATGCTTGCGGCACAGTGCAAAGCAATGAATTTGCCGATGATGGTTCTTGCTCGCCAGGCGGAGATCGTGAAGCAGGATTCAGAGGAAATAAGCAATCTTGATGTTCCTAACTCTGTTTATTGCGCCGGGTTAGGCACAAAGGCGGCTTACTTCCCGATCGTGGTTGGTTCTGAGGGTACTGTAGTTAACGGACTGTTTAAAATGCTGGGTGATTATGTTCCTTCAGTTCTGGCAATCGATGAATGTCACCAGGTTGATTGGCAAGATTTAGCGGAAGCGATCGCCAACAACGAATCGTTCGAGTACATGAGCCGCGCGAAAGATAAGCCGTACCGCGTGAATGGTGAAAAGGTTGATGCCGATTACCAATACAACGAAAAATTCGAAACGGTAGAGTTTGGCGGCGGGCGAACTCAGTACACAATTGTTATTCGTGAATTAATGCGCCGATGCCTTGAGAAAACCGGGCGAGAACTTCGCATTGTTGGCTATACCGGATCTGAGTTTCGCGGAGTGATTCCGATCTTGCAGGAAGATAAGACGCAGCCTGGTTTCTGGCGTGAGCAGATCACGGACATTAACACAAACTATCTTGTTGAGTTCGGATCGGTTGTTCCGACAATTTTTGGTGATACTGAGGCCGAAGGATTGGGGTATGACCTTTCAGAATTCCACGGTTCCAGTCAGGACGGCACGCAAGATTTCAGCGCGGAAGACTTGCGCAAGATGGAAAAGAAAATTCATGATTCAGGCGAAATGACAAAGCTAATCATGCAAAAGGTTGTCGAGCGTGCGCAAACACGAAACGGAGTTTTAATCACTTGCGCGGGCCAACGGCATTGCAAAGAGGCGGCAAGCTATCTTCCAAAAGATGCCACATACGCGATCATTACTGAGAAGACAAACTCAAAGAAACGCGGCGAAATTTTGGACAAAGCGAATCGTGGCGAAATTAAATACATTTTCCAGGTTATGGCCCTAACTACTGGCGTTAACGTGCCGTTTTGGGATTTCTCTGTAATTCTCCGCAAGATCGGATCGCTTACATTGCTTATTCAACTTTTAGGGCGCGGGATGCGATTGCTGAAAGACTGGCAAAAGGAAGCGCCGTATTCGTGGGTTAAAGAAGACCATTTAGTTTGGGACTTCGCCGGGACGATGGATGATTTAGGCCAGCTCTATTTCGATCCGATTCTGGAACAGGCGCAATATCAGAAACGCAAGAGCAGTAAGAACGGCCCGAAAATCTGCCCGATCTGCAAAGGAGAGAATAGCGAGTATGCCCGCCGATGCATCCACAAAGATAGCAATGGCAATCGTTGTGAATATTTTTGGACGTCTCAACGATGCGAAGATCAGAAAGACCAACGAACGGGGCGGATTAAGGTTCAAGGTTGCGGCGCTCAAAACGACATTGTAGCGCGTCAATGCAGATGTTGCGGCGTGCAGCTAAAAGATCCTAACGACAACCTTACCGGGAAGCATTACACGCAAAATGATTGGTATCAGGTTGTTGGTTTTGATTTGGGATTGACACGGAACCAAAGCGGGATCATCTTTAATTACGTGTTGCTCAACCATGACGGCGAGCGGTTTACGGCCAGGGAAAAATTCTTCCCTGAGTCAGAGAATCAGATTTGCGGTAAGATGTGGCGACAAAAGGCAGTCTTTCAACATGTTGATGATGCGGTAATGCGTGGAAAGTTGGGCGGGATGAAAAACGCGCTCAAAATCATTGAGAATGCGCACTACTTCCGAGCTCCGAAGCGTGTAACGCATCGCATCAACGGCAAGAAAGAAGATATCATTTCACGTAAAGACTTTGGAGACGCAGAGTGATTACAGATAAAGGTGATTACATGGAATACTACGGCGGGCCTGTAAAGGCTTGCCCGCTTGAGAAAATCGATCAGATGAATAGCGTTTCGTGGTTGCGGTACGAATACCCTGATTATCTGTTTTGGCATACAGTTAACGAAGGCAGTAAACACAAAGCGAGCGCCGTTCTTGATTCCCAAATGGGATTGTTAAAGGGTGTATCAGACTTCGTGATCCTGATCGGGTTCGGCGGTAAATACCCGTTCGCCGCCATTGAGTTAAAGCGCGCAAGCAAGAGCGGGAAAGGAAAGGCATCGCCAGTTAGCAAAGAGCAAAAGGAATTCCTTTCCGCCGTTCGCCGCCGTGGTGGATTCGCCGCCGTCGCTTATGGCTTTGAGCAGTTCAAGATCGCATTTGAAGACGCAATCAGATAGCACTTTTTGTTAAAACTACCCGGCGCAAGTCGGGTAATATTCTCCCATCGAAACGAATCACGGAGAAACATCATGAAAACTTTATTGGTCGCAATTGTAGCAGTAATTACGTTATCCGGTTGCACTTCATCGCCGCGCCCTAACGGATGGTGCGCAACCTCAGCACATGGAATTTGTGTTGCCAAATGGGAAAACGGCGTTGTTGTTCCGTCTGGTGAAGTTGACGTGCGTTTCTCCGGCCTTGAAATGAGCGGTAAAGAGATTCACGGAACCGTAACAACTACAGGTAAGGAATGGTAACAATGGCAAAAGATATCGCAGACAAAGACACTCACGACGCATTCACAACGTTTGAGCAATTAGAGCGTGAAACGTTTATTGGTAACGCGCTCGTTACTGGTGGACACTATCAAGCGGTCAAGCCTGATACATTCTACCAGGTAACAGGGAACCGATACGCAGGAAGCAAAACGCCGGATATCGTGCGGGATAAATGGTCAACCGATCGTAGCCTGATCGCGTACATGGAGGAGCGTTACGGCCCTTATGATCTTGATGCCGCCGCCGATGAAAGCAACGCAGTTTGCCCGAAGTTTTACGACGAAAAAACCGATTGCCTTAAACGTTGGTGGGGCAAAAACAAGCATGTTTGGCTTAACCCGCCTTACTCGTTTCCAGATCCGTTTGTGTTGAAATCCATTGAACAAATGGAACACGATAACCAGATCGACATTCTGTTACCCGGCGATAACTCAACGGCTTGGTTTCGCGATGCACAAAAGATGGCTGCCGAAATTATCTGGATTGTTGCAGATGTTGACGAAGACGAAAACGGCAACCAACTTAGCCGATCCGGTCGTCTGGCGTTCATCAACGGCCTAAGCGGAAAGCCAGTTGATAACAACAACAAAGGTAGCGTGATTTTCATCATGCGCAAACTCAAGCCGGGTGAGGAACAGAAGACGTTTTATGTTCCGGTTAGCGAGATTTGCCCGTCATTAACTAAAAAGCGCATGCGCAAACGTGGGATCTGAAAATGGAACAGCTTGAACCTTTCACCGAATACCTTCACATCATTGTTACTCTGCTGGATAAGTACGGCTTTATCGGCACCAATGAGGATAAGTTAGCCTTTGCCGATAGTATCGATGGTACTTATCAAGAGTTCATGGATAACGGCACGCCGCGTTCTGATTGGCCAGCGATCCTTGAGCGCGAATTGCTGGAGTTCAGAGCACGTGAAGGCGCGGAATATTTCGCAAAACAGCACTAATTGCTAAACAATGCCCGCCGCGTGCGGGTATTATTATTCCATCAACCAATCAGGAGTTATCGCCATGAACAAGAAAACCATTGCAGACACAATCAAGATCGTACCAGTTAAAGCGCACGTAGTATCACGTCACCTGGTTAACCTTTCGCGCTTATGCATGGCTGACTACGTGGCGAAGCCTTCAGAGAATGGCCTTGATGGTGTAATTGGTGAAGTATACTTCCGCGCCGCATATGGCCTTGAATACGTCGCCATGTATGAGCAAATGTCAGAATGCTTTTGCATTTACGGTGACGAATAATGATTGTTGAATCAGGCCGCGCCGCCGTTTGGCAACACGCTAAAGAGGCTGGCATTAATGACGATATCGTTATGATCTCTAAGTATTTCGATATCAAAGATATTTCCATTGTGTTCAACGGTAAGTTTACGTATCTTCATGAGCGCCCATTAAAGCGCACTCGCATAGCAGTAGCAACGCGAGCGGAGGCAGATGCTCTGAAGATGTTCATCAACGAGTCAAAGCAAGAGAAAAAATATTACAAGTAGCAGGAGTGTTAAGAATGCGATATATTGCGATCTTCTTTACGGCGATTCTGTTTACGATCGCAATCATGAACTATGCAATTCAATTAGGATAAATTATGTTACCGAAAATCACAGACGAGGAATTTTTAGCCGCCCGCGCCGAGGGTAAGACCTATCGCGAGATCGCTACAGAGTTCGAAATGAACATCCGAAGCGTTGAGCGTCGCGGCGTTCGACTTGCCCGCCAGGGTCATTTACACGGAAACGAACACGTTTCAAAACATATCCCGGATGGCTTCGGCGTCAAAGGCACATCAACAATGATTCGCGGCAACGGTGAAGAAGTTGTGCGCTGGGTTAAGTCTGAAGTAGACCGCGATCGCATGATTGCTTTGATGGAAGCGGCGCAAGCGTCATTTTGTGAGGACTTGCCGCGAGTCGAACCACAGCCGATGGATGAATCGAAATTTTTCATTGAAGATCAGTTAGCACTGTATCCGATCTTTGATTTGCACATTGGCGCTATGGCCCACAAGCACGAATGCGGCGAGAACTACGATACCAGCACCGCCGAGAAGGTTCTAAATCGATTCTTTGATTATTCCGTTTCGGTTGCTCCTCAATCACGCAAGGCGGTGTTATTGGTTGGCGGTGACTTCCTTCACAGTGACGGCCTTGATGCAGTTACCCCGGCAAGCGGGCACGTATTAGATCAGGATAGCCGTTACGCTAAACTGGTTTATGTTGCGATCCGTTCCTTGCGCCGCGCCGTGTCGTTACTGCTTAGTAATCACGCAGAAGTTGAAGTGCAGGTGATCGAAGGGAACCACGACCAAGCCGGTATGATTTGGCTACGTGCAGCGCTAGCGGCGTTCTATGAGAATGAGCCTCGCGTATTCGTTGACGTTAGTCCTGCAATCATTCATCGCACCGTATGGGGTAAAACGATGCTGGGTTACACGCATGGTCACACGATGAAGAAGGCAGAAACGCGCCTTGCTGCAATGGCTACAGACTTCCGTAAAGAGTTCGGTCAATGCGACTACATTTATACGCATTCGGGCCATTGGCATCACCAGACCGTAACAGAGCATTCGTTAGGGATTGACGAAGTACACGGGCAGTTAGGCGCAAAAGATGCTTACGCCGCTCGCGGTGGCTGGCGCTCATATCGTCAGGCGGCGGTAATTCTGTATAGTAAAGATTATGGCGAAGTAGGCCGCTTTATCTACCGTCCAAACATGTAATCACAACGGCCTCGAAAGAGGCCAACAAGGAAAACCAATGAATAGAAAGTACATCTACATCTTCGATCTTGACGGCACGTTATCCGATGGCACGCACCGATTGCACCTGCTGCCGAAAAAAGATCTGCATCTAACAGAAAGTTGGACGGCGTTCAATATGGCGGCTGGCGATGATGCGCCGATTGAAGACACGATCGCGGTGTTGAATGCGCTGTCAAGCCGCAAGGCGGTGATTATCATCCTGACCGGGCGAAGCGATGAAGCGCGTTCCATTACTCAAAAGTGGTTATCAGATCACGGCGTAAAATATGATTACCTGATTATGCGGGCATCGCATGACAACCGCAAAGACACGGTAATCAAAGAGGAAGAATTGCTAAAAATCGGGCTTGATCGCATTGTCGCCGCGTGGGATGATTCACCTACTGTTATTGCGCACTTCCGTAGCTTAGGCATCACCACTTACCAGGTATGCGACTACGGCGAAAACCTTCACGATCACTTAAAATCACACGGAGTAGACAAATGAAAAATGTAATCATCCTCAACGGAGCGCCGGGAATTGGAAAGGATACCATCGCGGAAATTATCGCGCGTAAGTGGGAATATAAGATCCTTAGCTTCAAATCGCCAATGTTTAACATTGCGCGTGCCATGCTGGGCGCTACTGATTTTGCGCGTTTCGTCGTTCGATATTACGACCGCAAGCGAAAAGAGGTGAAGTGTGATTTTTTAGGCGATCGCTCGCCGCGTGAATTCATGATTCACATTAGCGAAAATTTCGTAAAGCCAACGTTAGGCAAAAAACAGTTTGGAAAATTGCTTTGCGATTCCGTCTTAACGTCTCCGGTAAGTTGCGTTGTCAGTGATGGCGGATTTGACGAAGAAGTAGAACACATCGCGGCGCACAATCTCGTTAACGTGTTTATCGTTCGCCTTCATCGTGACGGTATGACTTTTGAAGGCGATAGCCGCAAGCATATTCGCCGCCCGGATCTGATTTGTGACACGTATCATGAATTTGATTTTGATATGACTACAGGCGAGCCGGAAGACGACGCGCAAAAAATCCTTGATATGGTTTTTGAAGGGTATTAAAATTATTCACTTAATGCCTTTATTATCACTGCTTTAAAGTTTGGGAGCCTTAACGGGTTCCCTTTTTTTTGTTCTTAATTTGTCCTAATGCATATATCATCGCCTTATTACTTAACTAACAGAGGTTGCATATCATGCGGGAATTCATCAACGCGGCAACCAATGGAAGCGGCGGTGTTACCCTTGCAGGATCTGCAACCGGGCAACTTATCATTGCAGCCATTGGTTTATTTTTCATGATTCTATTCGGTTCTTTTGGCGCGTGGTTGCGCTGGCGAGATTCCAAAGCGCTACGTGATGCGCTGGAGGCTGGAGATATCAAAACGGCGATGAAGATCAGGAGCAAGTAACATGGGAACTAAAACGCGGCTTACATTCGCGGCAGCGACGGCGATCGCAGTCGCGTTCCTCCCAAAAGTGGAGGACACGAAATACAAGGTTTACATTGATATTGCTGGCGTCCCAACGGTATGCGAAGGAATTACTGGGCCGGATGTTATCAAGGGGAAAACGTATACCCGGTCAGAGTGCGACGTGCTTTTAACTAAGCATATCCAAGTAGCAAAGCGAACCGTTGACAGCAAAATCAAAGTTGCTGTACCTGATACCTTCAGGGCGTCGATGTATAGCTTCACGTTCAACGCTGGCGGCGGCGCTTACTCTGGTAGCACCATGCTAAAATTAACGAACCAGGGGCGGCTGTATGAGGCGTGCGAACAGCTATACCGTTGGACTTACTACCGCAACCCGAAAACGGGCAAGATGGAGAAGTCAAAGGGATTGCACAATCGGCGCGATCTGGAATTCAAACTATGCACTAAGGATCTGTAAAAATGAGCACATTAAACTTTCAGCGAGCATTAGCGATCGGCTTTATCGTGTGGGCGGTTGTGATGGTTTCCGGTTGCGCGTCAAGCGTCCCTATTCTTTCCGATCTGGTAGGAAGTAAGCCAGATGTGACGGCGCAAGTTGGCGCGGAGAACGTGAAACAGGCGGTTGGCGTGACGAACAAAACGGACACGTCGAGCAAACAGGAAACTACATTCAAAGAATCGGCAGTTGGAAAGGTTGACACGTCGAACAAGAAAGCCGTAACGACTTCCAGCATTCACGCTAACCAGATCACGGCAGAACGGATCGAGATTCGCAACGATGGAAGCGGAAGTGTGATTCCGTGGCTGATTGGTGCAGTTGGGGTAATCATGCTGGCGGTTGGATTGTTTGGAATGTGGAACGAACGAAAAAACAAAGGGGCTTAATGCCCCTTTTTCTATATGTACCGTTTGACGTGTAACAGCGCTACGCCGTCCTCGTCATTAATCCCATGCTCAACCGTGTTGGTTGCTGCCATTCCTTGATATAGCAACATGAGCGCGGCACGCAAGTAATTTTCTGGTGTGATCTGATTCACGCAAACAATCTTGTGAAACTCCGTTATCAGATCTTCGACCTGCTTTCCAGAATAGTTGTTCATCACTGAGTTGGTCAATATGCATCATCTCCCACATGTATTTATTATCCATCCCTTCAAACGACCGGAAGTTAAATCCTATCTCCCTGTTATCCGGGCCTGTACACCACACAGCGCCGTTTTTGCCGTCAAGGTATCCATTCGTATAGCTTCGCGCCAAAAACTCCTTAGATACCATTGAGGCGAACATACGATGCGACACATTAGCGGCTTTTGCCATGCGTGGCGATTCGCGGTGCATGTAAACGAACTTTGCGAAATCCTGCCGGGTAAATTCCCGGCGAGATTCACAGAATCGGTAAATGTCAAGTATGAACATGCTATTATCTCATGAACGAAGGATTGATAAACACTTCTGAATCAATCACACAAATAAAGCCTAATTCTTCCATTTTCGGCAATAGACGTTCCTTAATCTTTTTGCTTACCCCAGCTTGACCTTTGAAGATCTTCAGGTTGCGGCAAGCGTTATAGATGCTTTGAACCGTCATCACGCCTTTTGCCTGTTTCCCACGGCTGGCGAGAACATCATACAGCGCTTTAATCTCCGCACCTTCACCAGCGAAGCCGGAAGAATCAGCCGATGATAAATACGTTTTGCTCAACTCATGAAACATGATGATCGCTTCGTCAATGGTTGCCGTGTCGATCTTCTTCGAGCGCTTTCCGCCAGGTTGCCAGTTTCGGATCGTATGGATTACCGACGCCAGGCGCATAACCTGCTTATCAAATTTACCCATCGCACCACGTAACATTGTATGCGAATACTTGCCGCCGTCGCCTAACTCCGGCTCTAACTCCTGGCGTGCTTTGTTCAATCGACGCATGCCAGCTTCAGTCACTTCCAGCTTGATATTAGATTCACTCATAATGTCATGGATAAGACGGAAGTAATCGGCCTTTAGTGATTGCTCGATCGGTTCATATGTTGAGTTTCCATTTTCATCAATGAAAACACGTTCGCCTAATCTCGTTTGTTCGCGCACCAAAAGGAAACGCTCAGATACACCGATACCGCGCGAGCCAGCTTGCATGATGGCATCGATCGTTTCATCCTGGGCGATTACGCAAATGCAACCCAAAGCGACGAACGACATATTGTTACTAACATCGGAACGGGCAATAGATACGTGGCCTTTATCCCATGCTTTTAGAACCAATTCGCTGTTAGTCTTCTTGCCGCCGTCATTGCCATACGTGATCCCTAACAGGCTGTTAACCGCCGTCGCTTCATCCGAGATAACCGCGAAGTTGCCTTGACGGTTGTTAATTTTCGCCAGGCCTTCAGGCGTTGTATCGGATACCGGGAAAGTTAGATCGCACATCTTCTCTAACTTTTCCTCTAATTCGTCTTTGTCTTCGAACAGTTGCGCCATATCAGATTGCGACAATTCGCCCTTCATCGCTTGCTTGTTGGCGGATAGTTTCGCCATGATCTTCTTACGTTCCTTCTTGCGCATATCGTTAAGGCGCTCAACTTCGGCAACGATAGGATCGATGGCTAGCGAGTTAATCGCAGACTTACCAGCCGAGGGCGGTTGCGACGTGATGACGTAAAGCGTTGTTGGTTGTTCGCTTCCGTGGTACTCGACCCAAAAGCGGCCCATCATCGCGGCGGATACGGTGCCGAGGAAATGCATATAAGCCGATGACTCTGGAAATTGAACAGAGCGTGCAGCATTGAGCGCCAGCTTGCCTACAATATCGTAATCATTCGCGATCGAGATCGTTGGATACTTATCCGCGTTAACGTCGATATCTTTTGGCTTAGGCCAAAAAGAAACGGAGTCTCGATACCCGTTCGCACGAATCGCAACGCGCAACGGGCTAATGCCTTCCTTGTCTGCGATAGCGATAATATCTTGCGGTGATACGCGGTCATTTAAAAACATGCCTTGCTCCTGATTGGTTAATCGTGCGGCTAATCATAAGCCGTCTTAAATCTGAGATCCAGTGATAATCTAAACGCACTTGCGAAATGTGCTTAGGTTATCGGGGCGCATGGCCCCGAATCTGCTATAGATATTTAGCCTCGAACGTGGTTCCGTCAGACACGCTGAATCCTACTTCCTCGCGGTAAAGCGTCCAACGGCAACCGTCACGATCGAAGATGTAACCAGCCACGCCACCGAGCGCACGACCGCTTTCAACCTGGTAACGCTTGCCAACGGTAAAGGATTTTTTCACCGGGTTACTATGGTCAAGGCCAACGCATTTAAGCGTTTTGGTTTTGAGTTCGATAAACGTCGCAACAACCACACCACCAACGCCAGCAATGAATAATTCGCCGCTAATACCAACCGATAAAATAACGCGCTTTTTCTTTAGTTCGGCGCTGTTATATACCTGCATCGACACGTTACCTTCATCATCAACGCGGGCGGAATAAAGGTTGTTTTCATGAATATTAACAGCCTTGCTTGACGTGCATTTAATTTTGATTGATTTAGCCATTTTAATTTCTCTCTCCCATTTCAATATAAAGATTTACCAGATCAAGAAAATCATCCTTGTTTCTGCAACTAAGTTTAAAGCCAACGTGAGATTCAATTTTATTTTGCATCGCCGCCAGTGATGCGCCTCCGTTATTCATCTTCAAAACTTCGCGGCATACGTCAGCAAGTTTTTTGGATATCATTTTTTAACCACCGTTATTTTTGTGCCCTCGCAAGCGTTTTCAATATCATTAATCAGGCGCTTGATTCTTACTTCCACAATCGCTTGATGATGGCGGATATCAATAATACCCACAACCGTTAAGAGCATGACGGCAAAGATAAAACCGCCCATTCCAGACATGCACAAACCAGTTAACAGCATTGCAAGAATAAATTTCATTTCCGTTGTCTCCGTTGCGTTTCGATGGAATAACTATACCCGCAATTAAGCGGGTAAGTTTAGCAAAAAGTGCTATTCATGATAATTAGCCTGGAACACGGCGCGGGCAAAACCTCGCGGAGTGATTGAGCGTAGCATCTTCGTTCTTTCAGACTTTCCGCCGAGGAACTTCCAGGCCCAAAAGAAGTTTACGCCCTCCACACCTTCAGGCGGCGCAAGCCGTTTCGGTTCCTTAAAGCCGTTGCCATGCCAAATGCATGTTTTCTTAGTGTAATTATCACATTTAGGCATTTTTGGGTGCCAAACAGGCTCAATCGGAGAAACATACCCGCCAAAATCGCGAGGGTGAAAATAGAAATCAGGCTTGCGCCATAGCGTCGATAATTTTCCAACCGGATTTTCAACCATCCATGGGCAACCGTAATCGTTGCCTAATTTCTCGATCATCTTCGCATCATCGGCGGCGGATAATACTTCCTGAGTTTGTCGCAAATGCTTTCCGCCACTATGCGCTAACAGCGTGCAGGACGGGAAAGCGAAAATGAAATCAGGATCAGGAATTCCGAGAATATCGCGCTTAATGTCAAAATCTTTATCAATCCACATATTCACATACTGAATATTAGGATGCGCCATTCTGATCTTGTATTCGCCGTGATCGCCAGAATCGGCATTGAAACAATATGCCTTGCATCCCTTAATTGCCCACGGCAAGCCCATGATGCCGGAACCGTCGAACATGCAATAAATCACTTTCTGTTTCATTTTGTCACCTTACCAGAACGGGATACACTCGCGGCAACCTTCCTCGCCGGAACAGCCGCACGTATTTTCTTCTTCTTCTGTCAAGTCATCGCACATAGGCAAACTTTCGGAATCCATATCCATATCACCTAAAGCATCGGCGAGCGTCATTTCCTGATTGGCAACCATGATGCATGCTTCGCGGTTCAATCCAGCATCTTGAGCCTCCCAAAATCGGAGCCAAAAATCATCGTCGTAAACGGCATCTTTATTCCCGGTCATGACTTCCATCCTTCAATAAACATGCTGTTAGATTCAAGCGTCAACGTGACGCCAGCCAGTGAAGACGTAACCAGACGCCCGCCCGGAACGGTGCCGACGATGTAACGACCGTTTGACTTCGTGATCGTGATCTGAGTGAAGCCGGAAGCGCGATTCATGCGGAGGATGACGCGCCCGTTTGCGTGAAGGACGGCGAGAATTGAATCGGTTTTAGGATGGTTCATTGTGTAACTCCTTGTTTGTTGGTGTTCGCCGAGGTTTTCGCGGTTCCGGCCTACGTTTACCGCTTCCTGCCTTTTGGGTTTGCCCCGGCTTGTTGGTGTGGGGATAGTATGCCACTATCCCGCAATTTTGGTTTAGCAAAAAGTGCTATTCAGGAACGCAGGTTGTGTAATCCTGGCGAATGTAGATAGTGCGCTGTACTCGCGGCGCTGGATCTTCCATGCACTGAATCGTAATATCATCGCTATCGACGCGGCAAGGAACCGATCCGAAGATGAAATCACCAGTTTGTTTATCATTGATTTGCCACGTCTTACCGTCCGGCTGTTTCATGACAACGAACGGCGTGTTGTCGTCGGTGAAGTCTTCCGGGTGCCGCCCGTAATAGTGCATGATCGCAGCCTTTGCCGCCGCCTGGAATTTGTTCGTTACGTCATCGGCGGCGATCTCGCGCGAGATCTTGATATCAATTTCAGGAGCGCCGATAAGGTAGGTAAAGCTATTGGTAATGGTAACTGTACGCATTATATTTTAACCTCGTTTCGTTGGATGAAATCGGCGACGTAATGACACTCGATCGGATTCTCTATGCCCGCGATCACTTCGCACGCGCCGTTATTTAGTAGTTGGCAATGCTGGCAATCGACGCCGCCAACGTTGGCTATGACAATGGCGATCCCATTGCAGGAACCGCCGAACATCCTATGCGGGAAGGGGTAAGCATCGCAAGTGCAAACCGCCTCCCCTACTCGCCGTTTTCTCATGCCTTATCCTTCTCAATGCAAAATACCCAATCGCGAGCATCAACCGTGAAGCGTGCCACGCCGTCAAGAACGATGAAAACAGTGAAGCCGTTAACGCCGCGATTCTTTTCGATATCGGTAACGGTGCGGAACAGATCGCTTGCTCCGTATTGAATTTTATCCCCGGTTACAACGTCTGCGAATGCTTTCATGGTGATTCTCCTGATTGGTTTCGATGTTGCTATAATACCAGGCCTTGCGGCCCGGCGTTTAGCAATTCGTGCTTATTTTGCTGCTTTCTTCGCGGCCTTGTATGCTTCTTTGAATGCTGGGACGTCTTCGATCTCAATCCAGAAGCCAGAACCATAACCATCATCATAGCAAGGGCATTGGTCGCAGTAGTCGCCCCAGGTCTTCTCTTCGCCGCCGATGGAAAAACCAGTTTTCATTTCACAAAGCGCCTCCTCTACAGCTTCGATTGCTTCGGCGTCGTTATCCATGATTACGAAATTCCATTTGCCGTTGTATTCGTTACCGAGTTTGATTGATTCGCGCTTCAGTTTCATGATGTTTTCCTTTTTGCTTGCTTCGTTTCGATGAAGTAATAATAGCAAAAGCCCACACGGGGCTTTTAACAAAAAGTGCTATTTCGCGCGGAACTGCGAAGCGATTTTAAATTGAACCAGTCACTACGGATGCGTAAGGATCGAACGTGATTCCGCTACACAATAGACGTTCATCGACTTTCGCCTTGTAAGCATTGCCGATTAACTTCACGCCATAACATGACAACGAAAGCGCGTGAGTGATGTGCCATTCCCCGCTTTTGTGACTCCAGACGTAA